AGATGATTGATTCGTTGGGTATGTTATTGACACCTACTGATGTTAATCAGTTCCAAGCAGGTGATATGAAAGGTGATATGGGTCGTAAGCCTAAAGCACTAACAGCACTTGTTCGCAACTGTGTTAATATGTTTGGCGCCTACAACATTGGTATGGTATGTACCAATCACACATATGCAAGTCAAGATATGTTTGATCCAGATGACAAAATCAGTGGTGGACAAGGTTTCATCTACGCAAGTTCGATCGTTGTTGCTATGCGTAAGTTGAAATTAAAACTGGATGCAGACGGCAATAAGACTACAACTGTACAAGGTATTCGTGCAGCCTGTAAGATCATGAAAACTCGTTATGCAAAGCCCTTTGAAAGTGTACAGGTTGAGATTCCTTATGAAACAGGTATGAGTCCATATAGTGGATTAGTCGATCTGTTTGAAGCCAAAGGGTTACTCAAAAAAGAAGGTAACAGCCTTGTCTACACTACCAAAGACGGTGAGATCATCAAGCAGTTCCGCAAGGCCTGGGAAAAGAATGAGAAGAATGGTTTAGATATTGCTATGGAAGACATTTCAAAACATGGCGAAATTTCCGCTTCAGAGATAACTACTATTGTTGAACCTGAAACGGAGATTACTGAATGAAAGAAGATTTAATTGCAGATATTTGGACCTTGGTCATAGAGCATATCCCAGAGAAGCATCGTAAAGATCTTGCTGCTGACTTTGTTAATACACTTTTAGATTATGGCATTAAAGAAAGTATTCTAAAAGATTTAACAGGCGTTGACAGTTATCTAGATGATGCGATCAACTATGCAATCGACGGTGAAGAGATTGACGACGAAGATCCAGAGTATTACGAAGATGAGGAATAAATGAATTGGTATGACAAGGTTAGTAGAGATATAAGCAATATTCCAAATGCTGTGGCCTATTATGAAGCTGAGTTAATCGAAGCAAAACAAGATGTCCGCATAGCAGGAAACATCGAGAAGGCAAGTTCGCAAATGCCCGGCATCGTGGAAGAACGCTTTAATCAACTTCAAGAAATTGAAGGTATCCTTGAGTACTTAAACATTGAACTTCGCAGACTTCGTAGTCAACACTTTCGCAAATATCTCGAAAACTATCAACGAGCTTTATCTTCAAGGGACTGTGAAAAGTTTGTAGAAGGTGAAGCCGACGTTGTAGATTTTGAAAAAATTATCAACGACTTTGCCTTACTGCGTAACAAATGGTTAGGCATTATTAAAGCACTTGATCAGAAACAATGGCACCTTAGCAATATTGTTAAATTGCGGGTATCTGGACTAGAAGACGCCAGTCTTTAAATTCATTATAATATGCGCAGATAAATATCTGCATGAAACGCATTATACTAATCACAGGGGGTTTCGATCCCCTTCATTCTGGGCATATTGCCTATATCAAAGCAGCTAGAGAGCTCGGCGATTCGCTAATTGTTGGGGTTAACTCCGACGATTGGCTGCGTCGAAAGAAGGGGCAAGAATTTATGCCCTGGGAAGAACGAGCAACTATCATTGCAGCACTTCATAATGTCGACAGAGTTATCAACTTTGATGACAGCGATAATAGCGCCAAGGATGCTATTAGAAAAGTTAGAGAAATACACCCAACTGCGCAAATAATTTTTGCCAATGGAGGTGACCGTACTAAAGAAAATATTCCAGAAATGGGTCTACTTGAGGAAATGCTTCACTTAGATTTTATATTTGGTGTCGGTGGCGAGGATAAAAAGAATTCTAGTTCGTGGATTCTACAAGAATGGAAAGCTCCAAAAACAGAACGTCAATGGGGATACTATCGTGTGCTTCATGACGTTGTTGGTTGCAAAGTTAAAGAACTCACTGTTGAACCTGGCAAAAGTCTAAGTATGCAACGACATCAGCTTAGATCAGAGTACTGGCTAGTAACACATGGAGAATGTATCGTTAACTCAATGATGCCTAACGGATACGCTTTGCCGTCTAAACATTTAGTTAAACATCAGGAATTTAAAATTCCAGTAACTGAATGGCATCAACTAACCAATCCGTTCGAAGTTCCTTGTAAAATTGTAGAGATACAATACGGAGAACAATGTATTGAAGAGGACATCGAAAGAAAATGATTCCAATCTTTATTGGTTATGATCCTCGCGAAGCTATTGCGTTTCACGTGTGTTCAAATAGCATTATTAGACATTCCAGTCATCCAGTGAGTATCAATCCCTTGGCATTGAATATACTAAAAGACTACGAAGAAAAACACACTGACGGTAGTAATCATTTCATCTACAGTCGCTTCCTTGTTCCCCACCTAATGCAATACAAAGGTTGGGCAATATTTATAGACGGTGACATGTTGTTGCGTGACGATATTGAAAAGCTGTGGGCATTGCGAGACGAGTCAAAAGCAGTTATGGTTGTTAAACACAACTACAAAACTAAAATGACTGAAAAATATCTTGGTTCTAAAAACGAAGACTATCCTTGTAAAAATTGGTCAAGTGTGATCCTCTGGAACTGTGGCCACCCCGCCAACGGTGTAGTTACACCGGAGTTTATACAAAATGCCACAGGAGCACAGGTACATAGATTTACCTGGCTCTCTGATGAGTTGGTGGGCGAATTACCAGCAGAATGGAATTGGCTGGATATTGAATACCAGTGGAATCCTCAAGCAAAATTAGTTCACTATACTTTAGGAACACCTTGCTTCCATGAATTTTCGAACCAAGGAGATTTTGCCAACGAGTGGCATAGAGAAAAAATTTATGTAGATTACTGTCTACAGCACGGTCTATGATCTTTTTAAGTAAAGAGGGAGAAGATGATTTTATAAATCTTTTTGCAAGAGGATGCAATACCACGCCCATTTCCACAGACGACTTTGTCTACGAATCTTCAACTGATTCTATTGTACTTAGGGGTATACTTAAACATAAAATTATGAAAAGATGCTGGAAAGATAACAGAACATTTTATTATATGGACACCGGATATTTTGGAAATGAGAGATCATCGGCAAACCCAAACGGATGGAAACACTGGCATCGAATAGTAAAAAATGATTTGCAACACAGCGAAATTGTTGCAAGATCCGATGATCGATTTAAAAAATTTAATAAAAAATTTACTCCCTGGAAAACTAACGGAAGCAAAATCTTAGTGGCAGCACCTGATGAAAAACCCTGCAAATTTTATGGGGTTGACAAAGACGAATGGATTAAACAAACCGTAGAAACTATCAAGAAATATACAGATAGGCCGGTTGAAGTTCGACAACGAGCACCAAAAAGAATTGACAGAATTGCCAACGACACACTACAACAAGCACTAGATCGAGATGTTTTTGCATTAGTTACTTTCAACAGTGTTGCGGCTATTGAAAGTATCTTCTATGGTATACCGGCATTTACCCTAGCCCCCAATGCTGCAAGTCCTGTGTCTTTACAAGACATATCTAAAATAAATGAACCGTACTATGCAGATAATGATAAATTATATGCATGGGCTTGTCATCTGGCCTACGGACAATTTCACACAAATGAATTGAAAAGTGGTCAAGCAATGGAGATGTTATTAAATGGATGAAAGTTTAGAAGATTTCTTTAGACAAACTGTGCCTGGCATTGATGTTTACAGGGGAATAGTTAAAAGAAAACATATACTAAGACACTGGCAAGAGAAAACAGAGTTCTACTATATGGACACAGGATATTTTGGAAATTTTATAAGCCCCGGTAATCCTGGTGGTAAAAAACTATTTCATAGAATAGTTAAAAACGATGTCCAAAAACATTGGGTAGAAAATCGTCCCGGCGATCGATGGCAAGAGATTTGTAAAATTGATCCCAGATATCAATGGAACGGATGGAAAATAGGTCGCCGTCGCAGCAACAAAATTTTAATAATCGTGCCAAATAGAAAATCTTGCATTTTTTACGGATACGATACTAATCCGTATATTAACAATGAACGACCTTGGCTAACAGAAACAATAGAAACTATAAAAAAACATACAGATATGGAAATTGTTATTAGAGAAAAAGGCAGTAGATCTGCACGACAACACAATTCAATATTTGATGCACTAGATCAGGGAATATTTGCTACCGTAACATTCAACAGTATTGCCGCCATTGAATCTATTGCCTATGGGGTACCCGCGTTTGTAGCAGTACCGTGTGCTGCATCTCCGCTAGCGTCAACAGATTTAACAAAGATAGCAACACCATTCTATCCAGACGAAACAGTAGTGCAACAACACTGTGCTTCGTTGGCCTACGGTCAATTCACTGCCGAAGAGATAATCAACGGAACTGCTCAGAAATTATTAACTAAAAACTTCAAATGAAATTACTGGTAAACGACAAAGAACTTGCAAACTATCTTTGTATTCTAATTGATCTTGAAGATCAATGTAGACATATTAAGATAGACGAATCTAACAAATCTAATGTTTCTCAATCTATTGCATATGTTTTAGAAAAAAAGAATCATGCTAAATTTAACATAGAAAAACACAGAGATAAATTTAAACAAAAAATTAGACAAGGAGTCACGAAAGATCTAGTGAATTGGCGTAGTCAAATCAATGAAGTAGTAACTAGGTATAGAAAATATCATTTTCGTAACATTCATACACGGATAGATTATTTGTTGAACCGTCTTGACGAGCATCAAGTAATAGATCGTTATCTCAAAAGTGATGTTGATTATTTTATAAAAACAGTAGGGCAACAAATAGATCCCACTGCCGAGATGATTCGACGCCAACATTTTGTAGATGCTAATGAAGATTGTTTGTTAAGAAATACTATAGGAAATGAAAATGTCATTGTTGACAAGATAGATAAAAACTTGCCGTTTTGGTTTATAGACAGCGGTTACACTAATTTCATAGAACCTAATAAAAAATGGCATAGGTTAGTAAGAAATCATCTACACTTTAATCAAAGTTTTGTAGCCCCTGCAGATAGACTGGGCATATTTAGAAGTTTTCCTCAACCCTGGAGAAAAGATGGTTCTGCTATTTTAATTGTAGAGCCTGGCGAGTTTGCTGCCAACATTATGCATGTTGAAGCAAAATCTTGGAGTCAACAGGTAGCAACCGAACTTAGAAAATATACCGATAGGCCTATAGAATTTAGATCTAAAACAAATAAAAAAACACGAACTAGTCTTTATCAGCAATTGTGTCGAGGAGATTATTATTGTACTGTTAGCATTAATTCTAACAGTGCAGTTGAATCCGTTTGGGCTGGCGTTCCAGCTATAACCTTAAATAAACATGTTAGTAATATGGTAACTCGGAATCAGTTAAGTGATATAAATGATCTTTATTACGGATCATTAGGAGACTGGTTAGCATGGCTAAGTTATTGTCAATTTACTTTTGATGAGCTAATGGACGGTACCGCATTAAACATAATTAAAAAATATCATGTCTAAATTAACAGCAGTTGCATATTATGGCGGGATTCCTCCTTATAATAATAATTTAGAAAAACCGTTAATTTTAAATAATTTTATTAGCGGAGTTAATGCCGCGGGCGATTCGGGAATTAGTCATCGAGGAATGAACGCGATTCCATGCGATGTTGCCTTTATACAAGGGTTCGTGCATGATGACGGGAAAAATCTCCCACACTTAAAACTAAGAAAAGATGCAATCAATCTTCAAAAGAAAAATAAAAAAAGATCTTTAATTTGTGATAGTAATTTATTTTTATATGCTGATCCCGAAAATACAAAAACTTATCTAAGATATAGCTTTGATGGAGTATTTCCCACCACAGGATTCTATTTTGATCAAGACATAGACCCAGCTAGGTGGAAAAAATTAAGTGCAAATTTAGGTATATCATTGAAACCTTATCGATCAACAGGTAATCATATTTTATTATGTCTACAAAGAAATGGTGGCTGGAGTATGCGAGGATTACCTGTAATGGATTGGCTTAATCAAACTATCTATGAAATTAGAAAATATAGTTCTAGACACATAATAGTAAGAGCACATCCTGGAGATAAAAAGGTAGAAAGTTATTTAAAAATTAATCACCCAAATACTTCACTAAGTCAAAATAAAAGATTAGTAGATGATTTTAAAAATGCTTGGGCTACAGTGGTATATAATAGTAGTCCTAGTGTTGCAAGTGCCATTGAAGGCATTCCAATATTTTTAACAGACTCTCATCCAGAGTATAGTCAGAGTCAAGATGTAGCAAATTTTGATTTATCAAAGATTGAAAATCCTAACATGCCGGATAGGCAAGCATGGATAGAACGATTATCAATGTGTCATTGGAAATTTGATGAATTAAAATCCGGCGAAGCTTGGCAATTTTTTAAAAGGTATATATGAAATTAATGCACAACGGTTGGTATGTTCCCGACGATGATCAAAAAATAACCAGAGTTCTAGAGAACGACAGTGATAAATCCTTGCCGTCATATGAAGGAAGATATCGAGAACAAATTCTAGAACATTTACCTAATAAACGAACTTTTGTTGATGTGGGAGCAAATGTGGGCATATGGAGTTTTTCTATGATTGGAAAATTTTCAAAGATCATCGGCTACGAGCCATCTAAACAAAATATTGAATGTTTACAGGCCAATGTAAAAGATAGTATTGAAATTAGAACCAAAGCAGTGGCTGATTTTCAAGGTGAGGCTGATTTTCATCAGGCCGGCAAAAATTGTGGAGATGGCAAGCTATGTAGGCCAGGAATAAATTCCAGTTATACAGTCCCAGTGGTTAGACTAGATGACGAGCAGCTAACAGATGTTGATCTCATAAAAATTGATGTTCAGGGATGGGAATTAGAAGTGTTGCGAGGTGCCGAACAAATTATCAAACAACAACAACCGTGGGTTATATTTGAAGTAAATCAAGACATAGATGTCTGTTGCGAATTTATGCAGAATCTAAACTACGAAACCATTTATACCAAAAGCAAACGAGTATTTTTATGGGCTCCTAGATCTGGGTATAACATGCCCGCTGACGCCAACCAGTTTGGCAGATATCTAGGACCTGGACCGTATGCAGCACGATTTGGTTAAAATCAATTAATCAGTTGCCATGCAACTCCGGAAAGTAGTTCTTCTCTAGTAAATTGAGAATATGCTAAATGATTTAACCAAGCCTGTTTGTCACTAGGATAAGCAGGCTTTATTTTTTCAATATCTTGTAATTGATAGGTATATAGACTTTTTGTAGCAGAGTGCCCTAGAGATATCACAGGTATGTCATGCATAGCTGCTTCAACTAGTGCATTAGAAGAATATCCTACTACACAGAAAGTATCGTCTTTAATAAAATCTTTAAAGGTGTTTGAAACTACTCTATCGGCTCTAGGTTCGGGTCGTTTTCTTATTTTAATTTCACGATCTGTAAAATTTTTTATTTTAAGAACTGTTTCATTAATCCATTGATCCTCTGATCCTAGTCCAAGAGTGTGAACTATTTTTCTATCAGGAGGCACAACAACAATTGCAGATCCTTGTTTAAATGAATGTTGATCTATATTAAGTTGTTCCCATCTATCTGCGGCCCTGTCTATGATAGGATTGACATTTTGAAAATTGTTAACGCTCAATCTAAAAATTGTTTTTCGTTTCTTATTGCCAAAATATCCACTGTCTAAATTATAAAATTTTAAATTGTACTCTTTACAAAGTTCTAACCATTGAGGTTTGAAAAACCCTGCCCAACACATAGGTAATGTGGTATTTTGATACATTTCATCATAGCTGACAAATTTTCCACCACCACCGCGAGTAAATTCGTTAGCACCGTAATCTGTACCTTCTACACATATGAAATTTGTCATTGCCAATATGCTTCAGTTCTAATAACTTTTAAATCATCTTTTTTACTGCGACCATCCTTCTTACGACTACCTTTAAGATGATCTAACCAAGCACCCCACTCACTATTAATTAATGGGTGACCTTCTCCCGAACTCATGCCCGGAACTGGTCGAAGATCGTTTAGGTGTGCGGCCCAATCCAATTGCTGCATTTGTGGAAATTTACGACGAACAGCATCAAAAACAAAACTGTCGTGCCATTCTGCAAGTGTAAAAATTCCTTGTTCTGCTTGGTCGTAGTATCTTTGAAATTCTTTTAAAAAAGCCTGAACATTGGCAGAACGCAGATTCATAGAATATAACCCGCATTCTGAATACTTACCTTTCCGTCCAAGATAACATAATTCAGAATTTGCAGGAATCATTCTTTCAAGATCCTGCATAGTTACAGGACTGTGACAAACAGTATCAGCATCCATCCATATTAATATATCTGCATCGGTAGTTTTTGCACAATCGAAAATAGCATAGACTTTGTGTGCAAATCTTACTGCGTGCCATTTAAATCCTTTCCCTGAGTCTTTTCTTTTACTTCTAACTGGGTCCTTAGTAACATCCCCGTTGGCCTTAGGAACATTTTTCCATTGTTCTTTAAACGCGGTTAATGCTGCTACACTGTCGAGATCAGTTAATGTAACATGACTGTGATCTCGTATTGCGGGATTACATTTTTCTGGATAGATATGCAGGGTAACTTCTTTAGGCCATGTTGTACAAAAGCCATCAATCATTTTTTGTGCATATTTTTTAAGACCTTCTTCGTGAAATGTGGTAACAACGGCAATTTTCATTTTCTTATAATCTTCCAAATTTGGTAATCGTCTAAAATAGTAATTTGTTCGTATCTTATTCTTCTAAAGAAATCGATATACTCAGTACTTAGTACAAGGCTATTGTTTAAAAAAATAACAGGAGCACACTTCCTTGTTAATTGAGGAATAAATTGAAAAATACCGTTATCGTAATTTGTATTGAGAAATACAATATCGATATTTTGCAATTCATTCAAAAAATTGTGATCTTGTATAGGTATAACATTTTTATATCTTGGTAGTTGGTGCTGATAACTGATACAGAATACTGTATTAAACCCGTTAATTATATATTCGATATTTTTTTGATCAGAACCTACCACAATGACATTGTCTATGGTTTTTTTAACAGTTTTTTGAATTCTTTTTATAAATTTAGACATGATATGGATTAAATACTCAGTTATTTATTTTATATGAAATTCAAACTTTATAAAAACTTCGGAGCACTAAACAGCGTTCCAGTGTTCAACGCCTTTGCTGACGGTGTTAGAGCGTGTGGTCACGAAATTGTGGAAGACAGCGAAGATGTGGCGGTAATTTGGTCAGTTTTATGGAATGGTCGCATGGCCGGCAACCAACAAATTTACAATGCCTGCGTCAAACAAAACAAACCCATTGTTGTCATCGAAGTTGGTAACTTAAAAAGAGGTCAGACATGGCGGATTTCTGAAGCCCATATCAATGGCCTTGGAATTTTTGGAAATATTGAAAATTTAGACCCCTTGAGACCACAAAAATTGGGTGTTGGTCTTCTCCCCGAAAAAACAAAGCGCCGTAATGAAATCCTAATTGCCACTCAACACAGCCGAAGTCTTCAATGGCAAGGCCAACCTAGTATGGAACAATGGATACGAGATACCATAGTAAAAATCAAACGCCACTCCAGTCGAAGAATCGTAGTTAGACCTCATCCTAGGTCACAAATTCGTGAAAAGTTTGCCGACGCAGTAATTGAGATTCCAAAGAAACTGGCCAACACCTACGACGAATACGACATCAATTATGACTATCACTGTGTAATCAATTACAATGCCGGTCCAAGTGTTCAAGCAGTAATCAATGGCACGCCAACTATATGTGATAGTTCAAGTTTGGCGTTTCCGGTCAGTGAAAAATGGGAAAATTTAGAAAATCCACAATTGCCCAATCGTGAGGAATGGTTCTTAAAATTATGTTATACTGAATGGACGGTGGATGAAATTAGTCAAGGCATTCCACTTAAACGCCTTGAAAGCTACCTTAAAGAAAAATTAAAAATTAGGCCTTGATTTTCACAATTTTAGGTGCTATACTGTATAGATGCTAAAATCATCATTTGTCGAAGACATTTTTCTTGAGTTCGTGGACCTCTGCGATAATAAAAATATTCAGCTCCAACATCAGGATCAATCAGCTGCCAACAGTTTCTTTGTTGTACTTTCTACCGGCGGTCAGCTGACCAAAAATCAGGCAAATTTCATCATCAAAATTCTCCAAAAATACAAAATGTATGCAAAATTAGCAGGGCTTGATTATTCCTTGCTTTTAGAAAATCCCGAGTGGAGAGGAGATTTTAGAATTCTTGATATGGCAAGAAAAATATTTATAGAAAAAGATGAAGATGGAGAAGTGTGGATTTGTGCCAAGTTTCCTTTTGCACTAAAAGAGGTATTTGACCGAGAAATTTCACCAATTACCAAAGACTTCGGAGTTAGCACTTGGGACCCCGAAAGAAAGATTCGTAAGATGAAATTTTATAATTTTAACCTTATCGAAGTCTACGAGTTTGCACATACCAACAATTTCGAGATTGACGATACCTTTATGGTAGCACTTGCAGATGTTGAAGAAATTTGGCAAAATAGTGAAACAATTACTCCCTACTGCGAACTGCACTTTGGCGCAACCGTTGACTTGATCAATGCTCCGCAGGAAACTGTTGAATGGTTTGAACAGCATAGAACCTGTAATCAATCTAGCGATCTACTACTGGCCAAGAGCATGGGATACCTATTAAAAGAATCTCCAAAAACACTGGCAGAAAAGATAGCTGCATCAGAACACAGACAATTTTGGATGAAGAGCTTAGATCAGTTTTTTGAGCTTTACAAAGACACCGACGGCATAACAGCAGTGATTTTAAACAAAGGTGACAACGCAGAAGAATGGGTCAAGTCGTTTACTATGTCGGCTATTTTACATGATGTTTCGCCAACAGATATCCGTATTTGTTTCCGTCAAGACAAGGTTGAAGATCGAGGGTTTAATCAGTGGGTTAAAGACAACGGCTACGGTGGTAAGGTAGAAGGTGGTAAAATTTTTATATTTCAAAACAAACCCCCCAAGTGGTTGTTTTCTGATGGAATAGATGTTAAAATTATTTTAACTAATAGCTTATATCCAGTGCCCAGTGCCACTACACAGGCCTGGATGGAATCACACACCTGTGTATGCTTTGTAGGTGATATCAAGGCTGCGCACATTAAGGACAAGAAAATTGCCGAGTTGTAAACTAACAATTAAAGATGAAGTTAATATCAAGATCGACGGACTGGCTGTAGAGACACGGCGTAAAATTGTCAATAAATTAAAGTTTGATTTGCCCTATGCACGACACATGCCGGCATATAAACTGGGTCGTTGGGATGGAACTAAAACTTATTTTAGCATAGGTGGTACTGGTTATCTTGCACACTTAGATGTTATATTACCTATCATAGAAGACAGTGGTTATGAAATTGACATAGAAGATCTTAGACATCATAGCAAGATAGAATTTGCGCCTATCAATGAAAACTATTGGGCAGATCAAGGCAAGACCTGGCCTAAAGGACATCCGGAAGCAGGCACACCTATCGTACTGCGTGACTATCAGTATGATGTTGTTAACAAATTTTTAGAAAATCCACAGGCCCTGCAAGAAGTTGCCACAGGTGCTGGTAAAACAATTACCACAGCAACACTCAGTCATTTATGTGAACCGTATGGTCGCACAATGGTAGTTGTACCTAACAAAAGTTTAGTTGTACAAACTGAAGAAGATTATAAAAATCTAGGCCTTGATGTTGGTGTTTACTTCGGTGATAGAAAAGAACTAGGTAAGACACATACCATATGCACATGGCAAAGTCTTAATGTCTTAGACAAGAAAAGTTACGATGACGAAACGTTGAGTCTGGCTGAATTTACCGCAGGCGTGGCAGCAATTATTGTTGACGAGGTACATCAAGCTAAAGCCGAAGTACTAACAAAATTATTAACACAGAACTTTAATAACTGTGCAATTCGTTGGGGACTTACCGGAACAGTACCTAAAGAAGCATTTGAATTTCAAGGAATTCTTGCTAGCATTGGACCTGTTATTAATCAAGTATCTGCACACGATCTACAAGAAAAAGGTGTGTTGGCTAATTTACAAATCAATGTATTACAGACTACAGATGTGCAGGTGTTTCGTAGTTTTCAAGAAGAATACAGTTTCTTAGTCACTGATCCTATAAGATTAACCTGGATGGCAAATAAGATCAAAGAATTATCTTTGAGCGGAAATACTCTTGTATTGATCAATAGAATCGACACAGGAAACAAATTAATTGAATTGATTCCCAATGCAGTGTTTGTCAGTGGCGGTATGAAACTAGACGACAGGAAAGAAGAATATGACGAAATTAAAACTAGTAATGGCAAGGTTATTGTGGCGACTTACGGTGTGGCCGCTGTGGGTATTAATATCCCCCGTATTTTTAATCTGGTTCTTATTGAGCCCGGAAAGAGCTTTGTTCGCGTTATACAAAGCATTGGACGGGGTATACGGAAAGCCCAAGACAAAGACCACGTTGAGATCTGGGATTTCACATCTACCTGCAAATACGCCAAGCGCCATCTTACGGAGCGAAAGAAATACTACAAAGAGGCCAAATACCCCTTTACAATAACTAAGGTAAACCTATGAAAATTTTAACACTTAACAACAGGTCATTTGATCTAAACGATTTACCAGACGAGATAGAGGACGATGTGCGATACAGTGTGTTAGACAATAGCAACGCCAACGAACCTGACTTTTTCTTTATGCCCTTGATATTTTTAGAATCGTTTAACAGTCCTGCAATATTATTAAACATCGGCGGACATCAAGTACAAATGCCACTAGATTGGTGTATGATAGTTGGCGACAAAGACTGCGGCATGGATCCAGAAGTCTTACCGTTGACCAGTTTAAATGAACGAGGATTTGATGCATTTATTTTTAATCCTATTAAAGGATTTAAATGTGATTACCTTCCAATAGAAATTGTCAACATTTATCAAGATGTTAAATGGTATTTTCCAAAGATGAAAAACGGACAGTTACTAACTGTTCCATTGCATGATGGGCCAAATCCGCCGTGTGCATATTTTGTCAAAGAAGTTAGCCGTCAGAGTGAAATTTTACAGCTAGATAAAGTATTGTAATAAGTAATATGTTATTAAAGGAGTTATTATGAAAGCAGGTAAAGTGTGGGGACAAACAGAATTGTTAGAAGCCAATGGTGTATTAGAATTTCACCGTATTGAAGCCAAAGCCGGTGGCGTTTGCTCTAAGCACAAACACAAATTTAAATGGAATGGTTTCTTTGTCGAACAAGGTGAGATGATTATTCGTGTTTGGAAAAACAATTATGATCTAGTTGACGAAACCTTACTCAAGGCTGGACAATATACAAAAGTTGCTCCTGGAGAATATCATCAATTTGAAGCAGTCACTGACTGTATTGCCTTTGAATTATATTGGGCAGAATTTGATCATAACGACATTGAACGAGAATCAGTAGGATTTTCAAAATGAGCGTAGCAATAGTTTCAACTTTTAGTCAACAAAATTATAACGAATATGCAAAATATTTTGTTGACAGTCTTGTAAAATACTTAGATCCCAATGTACAGGTATTTTTGTACCTCGACGATATAAAATTAAAACTACCTGCTAATATCCATACTATTAATTTTAGTAAAACTGTGCCTAATCTAGGTGCTTTTAGAGAAAGAAATAAACATCGAACATTTAAAGATTTCTCTACAGATGCATGCCGTTTTAGTTTTAAAAGTTATGCATGGTGTCATGCGGGTCTAACTAAGCCAGCAGATAAACTTATTTGGTTAGATGCCGATACTGAATTATACAATCCGGTATCTGAAGCATATCTAGAATCAACTTTGCCAACCGGGTATTACACAAGTCATTTATGGCGTCCAAACTACGGATATACCGAAACTGGATATTTAGGATGGGATTTAACTCATCCTCATTCAGACGAATTCTTCAATAGATATCAAAACTATTATGATACTGATTCTATCTATACATTGCCTGCATATACAGATTGTCATGTATATGATGCGGTAAGAGCTCAGATGGAGTCTGAAGGAACTATTAAATCTCACAATTTATCCCCGCCTAATATTAGTAAAGATCACTTTACAATAGCATTTAAAAATTATATTATGCATTATAAAGGCGACAGAATTACTAGAAGAAATAAAACTTTATCAAAATTAAAAGGAACTAAGGTATGATATATCCATTAGCTTATGATAGTTGGGGTGATCAAGAAAGACAAGCCCTTCAAAAAGTTATTGATAGTGGTCGATACACAATGGGGAACGAAGTAGCAGAATTTGAAAAACAATTTGCAGAACACTACGGTTCTAAATATGCTGTAATGGCAAACAGTGGAAGCAGTGCTAATCTATTAATGTTAACTGCATTGCGATATGACGATCGATATAATTTAGAACCAGACGACGAAGTCATTGTACCCGCAGTTAGTTGGAGTACAACATTTTTTCCAGTGCATCAAAATAATTTTAAATTGGTATTTGTTGACATTGATAGAAAAACATTAAATCTTAAAATTAGTTCAGTTATTGATGCCATAACAGATAAAACTAAAATTATTTTTGTAGTTAATTTATTAGGAAATCCTGCCGAACTAGATAAGTTAGTTGAAATTTGCAATCAAAAAAATATTACCTTGATTGAAGATAATTGCGAAAGTTTAGGTGCAAAATTAGACAACAGATATTGTGGAACTTGGGGAGTAATGGGATCATTTAGTTTTTTCTTTAGTCATCATATGCAAACCATGGAAGGCGGTATGGTATTAACTGACGATTTAAAACTATATCAAATGATGAAAAGCATTAGAGCGCATGGTTGGTTAAGAGACCTCCCCGCAGAAAATCTAGTGTGCAATAAACTTAATGATCCGTTTAGAGATAGTTTTAGATTTGCATTACCTGGATACTGTCTAAGACCTTTAGAAATGAGTGGTGCTGTTGGACAAGTACAATTAAAGAAAGTTGGTAATCAAATTGATCAAAGAAGAAAAAATGCAGTAGAATTTAAAAAATTATTTGATGATGTTGATTATATTGTTACACAGATAGAATATGGATATAGCAGTTGGTTTGGCTTTTCTATTCTTCTACAGGGCGTATTAGAAGGAAAACGAGATATTGTAATTAAAGCACTAACGGCCGCAGGAGTAGAAACACGACCGATTGTTGCTGGAAATTTTGTTAATAATCCTGCCTGTAAATTCATAAATCATCGAACTAGTGGATCACTTGAAAATGCAGAATATGTCGATGCAAACGGATTTTTTATTGGAAATGATTCTAGAGATTTAACTGACCCACTGTCTTTAGTAAAATCAGTGATAACAGAAATTTATGACAAACAAAAAAATTAATATGAAAAAAGCAATCATTACTGGAATAACCGGACAAGACGGTGGATATTTGGCTAAACTTTTATTATCTAAAAATTATAAAGTATACGGCCTAATGAAAAGATACACCGCTCCAAACTGGGAAAATTTAGATTTTTTAGGTATTAAAGATCAGATTGAATTTATCAATGGTGATTTAACAGACATTGGTTCATTAATGCCTCATGTTAGGAATATTCAACCAGATGAATTTTATAATTTAGGTGCACAGAGTTTTGTAGGTGAAAGCTGGAATCAAGCACATCTAACTACAGAAGTGAATGCGGTTGGGGTTTTAAATTGTTTAACAGCAATTAAAGAATTTAGCCCGACTACTAGATTTTATCAAGCCAGTACCAGTGAAATGTTTGGTAACAGTGATTCTCAAGGAATACAAACAGAAGAAACTCCGTTTATTCCTCGTAGTCCGTATGGTGTTGCAAAATTATATGCGCATCACATTACACAAAATTATCGTGAAAGTTACGGCATGTTTGCTTGCAGTGGAATATTATTCAACCACGAAAGTCCTATTAGAGGAATTGAATTTGTAACTAGAAAAATTACAGACGGTGTTGCACAAATTGTTACAGGCAAGAAAAAAGAATTAATATTAGGTAATCTTGATGCCAAACGAGATTGGGGATTTGCTGGAGATTTTGTTGAAGCCATGTGGTTAATGCTACAACAAGAACAACCAGAAGACTATATTATCAGTACCGGAAATCAGCACACAGTTCGTGATGTGTTAGATATTGCATTTAAAAGAGCAGGTGTTAGCGATTGGTCATCATATGTAAGATCTGACCAGCAATATATGCGACCCGCAGAACTTAACGCATTATTAGGCTCTAGCGACAAAGCCAAACATCAGTTAGGATGGGTTTCAAAAATGTCTTTTAAAGAATTAATTGAAACAATGACCGATGAAGATTTAAAAAGGCATGCTCTGTGAAAATAGCAATTACTGGGCATACATCAGGATTAGGGCAAGCTCTGTTTAATCATTGGAGTAGTACTAGTTATAATCTTATCGGTTTTAGTCTAAGCAACGGTTTTAATATAGATACCGATATAGAAAAAATATCTGATGTTGAGTTTGATATTTTCATTAATAATGCGTATTCTAAGTACCAACAAGTTGAATTATTATATAAACTATATGAAAAAAACAAAGACAGAAAATGCACAATAATTAATATTGGCAGCGCAAGCTCGGACGGCAATGTTGATAGAATTAAACCTTATGCTATTGAAAAATTAGCATTAGAAAAAGCCTGTCTGCAATTGCAATTTAACACAAGTGTTTGTAAAGTATTATTAATCAAGCCTGGAAGAATGGAAACTCCTATGGTAGCACATACTAACTCAAAAAAAATAGATTTATCTTATATGGTATCAACTATTGATTGGTTAATTGCCCAACCAGAAAATATAGCTATTAGATCTATTACTATTGACAGTTTTTAAAAACAAAATTTAAGTTAGGTAATCTGATATTGTTCAACCAAATCTGCTACTAGTGTTCCTTTAAAAAACTCCTCCGGAGAAAATTGACTCCATGCAATGTGTTCTACCCAATCAGTTCTATCAGGAAATACAGGATTATTAATTGCATTAAGATCTGTCCCCATAAGAATACTAACCGCAGAAAAATCAGTAGTGTACGCAGGATGTCCTAACATCACAGCTTCTACGCAGGCCATTGTTCTTTCTCCTACTACTGCATGACACCCTGTTAGATCATTTAAAAATCCAGGCCATCTCCTGGGGTCTTTACCCCCAACTTTGCGCCGCCATTTTACTGGGCCGTCCCAATATTGTTTTAAATTTAATAAAAATTCAGTTTGCCAAACATTAAATGTTTTGCCTGTTCGTTGTAGTAACATGTTAGGTTGAGGTTCGATTAATAAAAGGTAATCTCCTCGATCTGTTTTTTTCCAGTCTTCTATTTTAGGATTTAAGGTGTCTAGACGAGAATACGGAACTTTGTTAAATTTAAGATTGTGACTACCATTGTATGTAACTCTCCTTGTATTCCTTCTAGGATTATTTACGCCCCAATAGCCGTAGTCTATTTCTATATGGTTGTTGCCTTTAACAATCCATTCTTTATAAGGACTCCACCACGGAGGAACATGACAAGATATTAATATGTAATCGTTGGGTATTTCGTCGACTGTATTGAATATTTTGGCTCCTTTCTTGACCCAAGGTTCAAAAAGCCATGCATCTCGAGATGCGACTGTAACTTGTGGACATATTGCATATTTCATAGTCAACTATTTAACTAATAAATAGTTTGCTAATTAAAAACATGCAGGATTATAAATTATGGGATATTTTAGTCAAACGGTAACTGTAGATTCGTCCTCTCAAGATCTTTCTAGACTAGATTTTTTAACACCGTTGGTAACAGATCTCAAAGTTCTGCATGTTGGATTTGTAGATTACCCAATTACAAAACCTAAAAAAAATCTACATTTAAGAATAGCACCTGTATGTAAGAGAATAGACGGTATAGATCCTAATGCTACAGATGAAATAAAATTAGTATTGTCTGTACCTAACGGTAATATATACGATTCCTGGAATGATGTACCTAACGACTATGATGTAATAATTGTACCAGAAGTTATTGAGCATGTTGACAATGTTGCATTGTTTTTGCAACAGTTGGATCAAGTAAAGGGAAAATTAATAATCACAGCCCCATGTGCTTATAAACTTAGTAATAATTTTAGAGAAGAAAACGGGGTGTACATTGAAACAGTGCATCCTGATCATAATTGCTGGTATTCTCCGTATACATTAAAAAATGTCATAAACAAGTATAGTAAAACTCGACAGGTAACATCAATGCATTGGGCAGTTGGATCAATTGTAGCTGTGTGTGGTATGAATGAATAAAATAATTTATATATTTTGGACTGAGGCGAATGAGCTTACACCTCGTAGAAAAAATAATCTACAGATTATAAAAGATCGATGTGGTGTGGAATTAAAGTTTTTAAATCATGATGATATTCCTAAGTACGAACTTGCAGATCATAAATTTCACGAAACTTATCAATATCTTTCAGCCACTGCTAAATCAGACTATCTTAGAAGTTATTTTATGAATTTTTATGGTGGTGCCTACTGCGATATAAAAAGGGCCGAATGGGATTGGAATCCTTACTTTGATCAACTAGACCAGTCTGAGAATTGGATAATAGGATATCCGCTGCCGCAAGGAAATTTTATAACAGATCCTCAAGATCTAGATCGTGATGTAATGTCACAACATTGGAATCAGCTAATCGGTGCAGGAGCAATGATTTGTAAATCAAGAACTCCGTTAACTGAACATTGGTTTAAATCTATGACTGACATTTTAGATAGAAAGCACGAGCAATTAAAAAATAATCCAGCAGCACATGTAAGAGACAGATTAAATTGGAAAGGGACCACCTCAAATTATCCGTTAAGATGGGCTGAGATTGGTCCAGAAACATTTATTAAAAGTTGTTATCTGCATAAACAATATATCAGTCAACAGTTACCGAGTCCTGTATTAAATGAGAAATATAGATAATGAAAAATATAATAGTACAGATTTACATCAGTTTAGATAAATCTTCAGATACTGCTCCTATTCTTCCAGCCTTCGATGAATTAAGCAAAGTATCAATTAGTCTTGCAAAAAAATATTGTAACAAGATAGGAGCAGAGCATGTATTAATAACCGAACCGTTTATTAATTTCATCCATCCTACTTATGAACGATTTAGATTGTTTGAAGATCCGTATTGGACTGACAACTATGACAATGTTTTATATATTGATTCTGATGTGTTTATATTCAACGATGCTCCAAATATATTTGAGTGCTATCCAGATACTACAACATTTAAAGTTTGTCGACACTATCAAGAATTTTTACGGGGTGGGCCACCACAAGGGTTTAATGCAGGAGTCTTTATGTTAAATAAAATCTCAAGAGACATAATGCTACCCCATCTAAACTACAGAGTTTCCCCGCCATTCAGTTCACACGATAATACAGCATTAGTTAATTGTGTCAACGACTCGGGAGTAGATGTCACCGTTATGGATGCAAGATTTAATGCAAAAAATGCCACTGATTGTTATTTCAGTCATACTTGGGGATCAGGCAAAAGAAAAAAACCAAATATGGAATGTATACTCAAAGCTAAAGAACAGGTAAATTTATGATAATTGAAGAAATTTTTAACAGTTTTAAAAACAAAACTAGAGAGGGTGTGAAGTGGAAAATGGTAGGTGATATGTATCGTAGAATGGATTACATACAACAAACATTTCAAGGTGTAGAAACTATTACAGAATTTGGGCCATTCCAGGGATGTTCAACATCTGCCTGGCTTATGTTAAAACCAAAAAAATTCGTAACAGTTGATCAAGGCCCAACATTAGACAAAGAGTTGTTTCGAAGAGCAGCAGAAGAAGCTGGCGTCGAATTTCAATTTGTGTTAGGTAATGATTTAGAAATAGAAATAGAACCTTGCGAGTTATTGTTTATAGACACCATGCATACTGAAGAACACACTTATAATGAACTAAGATTACATGCAGACAAAGTTTCAAAATATTTGGTATTTCATGATGTGGCAGAACCTAGATTTGGAACTTATGCAGGTATAAGAAAATGGTGGACAAATAATCCTCAGTGGCGTATAAAATATCATGACAATGATGACTGCGGATTTTTAGTTTTAGAAAAATGAAAATTTTAATAACAGGTAATGCCGGATACGTCGGTTCACATCTGACTCAATTACTGAGTAAAAGAACTGATTTAGAACTTTACGGCCTAGATAGGAATAAGCCACAGTTGCCTGTTAAAGAGCAGTCTTGGAACAATATAACAATGCCTGGATATTTTCTATGGACAAAAGATTTTGAATTTGATTGTGTAATTCATTTGGCAGCTGAAGTGGCTGTAGGTCGCAGTGTAATAAACCCCATAGTGTATTATCAAACAAACACCTTAGGCACATTACGAGTCCTCCAAGATTTAAAATGTAAACGATTTATACATGCCAGTACGGGTTCGGCAGGACCAATGAACAATCCCTACGGTATTAGCAAACGAGCCTCTGAAGAAATTGTAGACCAATATTGCAAAGAACGAAGTATACCGTTTACTACTTTTAGATTTTATAATGTAACAGGATCCGATGGTATAAAGCCTACCAATCCAGATGGACTTATGTGGAATTTAATGAATGCACAAAAGACTGGGGTGTTTAACTTGTTCGGCGACGATTACAATACTCTAGACGGATCTGCTGTGCGCGACTATACTCATGTTAATGAAATTTGTCATGCTCTAGAACAAGCAATTGATCGTTCAACAAATCAAATAGAAAATCTAGGTCACGGAGTTGGAACATCAGTTAAACAAATGATCGACCTATATAAGAAAGTTAATAACTGTGAATTTGAAGTTCAAGTATGCCCAAGAAGAGCAGGCGATCTTGAGCGAAGTGTACTTGACAACCCTTCTACTTTTATGCAACAATTGTATACAATGGAAGATTTATTAAAGGTTTAACATGTCTTATTCTGATTCATATAAAGAAACACTTAAAGAACTTCACAAAAGCAAAGCATTTGGTAATAAATCTAGTATTCCTCAAGAAGTAGTTGAATGTATAGAAAAATATCAAGTAACCTCTATTTTAGATTTTGGTTGCGGTAAGGGTAATTTTTTGACCGCTCTTAAAGAGCAGTATCCGGATATGGAGATATTTGGATTTGATCCTGGAAATGAAATGTTCTCTGTATTGCCAGATAAGGTTGATATGATTTACTCATCTGATGTGTTAGAACATATAGAACCAGATCATTTAATAGATACATTAGTAGATCTAAAGAATAGATGTTCAAAAGTTATGTATCATTTAATTGCCTGTCACCCTGCCAAACGGGGGATGAGTGACGGGAGGAACGCACATTTGATAATAGAAAATCCGGACTGGTGGCGATCAAAATTACAAAGTATAAATTATCAAATACTAAGTGAAAAAATTACACAATATCAAGCAGCACCTAAAAAAGGTCCAACTATTGATGTAATAAAATATATTATAACTGTAGAGATTTAATATGGGTGCCTTAACACCAGGTGCAAAATATATCTACGAAAAAGCCGACGGCATAACCTATGCTAGAGAGTTTGGTGCTCTACACAATGAACGATTCGAAATTGGTAGAGATTACGAACGATTCTTAAAAGATGAACTTCAACTTTGGGAAGATATAGTTCGAGAGGGTCGGACAAATAAGGCCTTGCAAGATGCCCTCGATCGTGCTAAAATAGTGTATCATCTAAGCAAAGACCATGGCAAAAAATAAACACGTAGATCTTTTTAAAGACATGATTCCCGCAGTGGATATGGGAATTAAAGAATTATGGGATGCAGTTACAGACGAAGGCCGCAAAGAAATCAAAGGCGACTTTTGGAATCTTACCCGCTATATTAGTAACGTTAAAAGTTCCAATAGAGAACTTCAAGAGCACTTTATTCTAACAGTCAACGAATACTACAACAAGAATTGGAATGACATCCAACAACATCCTAAACTGGTTTGGCAGACACTTTGTCTATGCAGTCACGAAAGTAAGAAAACACAATTTCACGAATGGATTCCCCTAAAGAAAGAAGCAAACAAAAAAGAAAAGTTCCTAGCAGAATTATTTCCAAATATGAAGTTTAGTGACATTGAGACACTTGCAATAATAACCACAGACAAAGAGATTAAAGAATATGCTAAGGGCCTTGGTTGGGACAAAAAGCAAATTGCAGACATTAAATTATAAGTGCGAACATTGCGGTAAACTGTTTGCTAAAGAAAAGACTTTAGTGGTACATATCTGCGAACAAAAGCGCAGACATATGAGCAAAGACGAACGACATGTTAAACTGGGTCTAATGACCTATCAGCGTTTCTATGAATTAACACAGAAGGCCAAACAGCCTAAAACATTTGATGAGTTTGCATCCAGTCCATACTACACTGCCTTTATAAAGTTTGGCAGTTTTATGTCAAATACAAATCCTATCTATCCAGAACGATTTGTAGACTATGTGGTTAAAAGCGGTATTAAATTAGACCACTGGTGTCGAGACGAGCTCTACGATTCATACATCAGTGAGCTTATAAAAATTGAACCAGCAGATGGTGCAATACAACGCACTATACAAACCATGATGGACTGGGCAGATAAAAATTCTGCACCTTGGGAACACTACTTTGCCTTTGTAAATTTAAACAGAGCCACACACGATATTAAAGAAGGCTTGATCTCGCCTTGGATCTTGTTAAATAGCAAGTCAGGTAAAGACATGATTAGACGCATGAATCAAGAACAATTAGAAATAGTTGGACCTGTAGTAGACCCTGGGTTCTGGATGCGTAGATTCAAATCAACACCTGCCGATCACGAGTTAGTTAAAGACGTCATCAAGGAGGCGAAGATTTTATGATTTTTAAAAAACGACGAGAAGAAGTCGAAGAACCGATTGAAGAAGAGTTGGCCTACAATGAAGAACATATCTCTAGAGATGACATTGATATAGAAGTAGTAATTGGGGAGGATACCCCCGATGTATATGTTAAATTTTCGGGTTTCGAAGATAGTGAAGATGCCGAAGAGTACGCACAGTTCTTAGCAGAAACACTACCATTACTTTTATTTGAAAGCACACGGTTACAATAATGCCAGATATCGACATAGACTTTATAGATCGCGAACAGGCGCTGAAACTGTTTAAACATACAGTTGCCAGTAGAAATGATAACGGCCGATTGGTCAAACATAATACAGGTGTGTACCTTCATGAGGTTCCGGTTGACGCTGTTACGAGTCTATGCAGTGTGCCTTATGAGCAGGCAGAAGAACAAGAGTTTTTTAAAATAGATTTTCTCAATGTTGGGTTATACAACGGTGTTCGAAACGAAGAACATCTCTTACAACTTATGGAGACCGAGCCGCTATGGGATCTACTTTTACAAGACGAGTTCAACAATCTATTATTTCACGTCAACGGACATGGTTCTATTCTAAGAGAAATGCAGCCGACCTCGATCGAACAGTTGGCAGCAGTACTAGCAATGATCCGCCCTGCCAAGAGACATCTAATCGGCAAGGACTGGTCAGTAGTGATGAAAGAAGTCTGGACAAAACCAGAGACCAATGATTATTATTTCAAGAAGAGTCACGCCACTGCCTATGCCGTTGCCATTGTAGTGCAGATGAATTTAATTTGTGAATCGATAAGTTATGGATATTCGTGATAGCTTTAGTGCTGCTCAGATGCAGAGCAAACAATGGCTCGTACAAAGATTAGAAAATGTTCTACTAGAAGAGCGCCCAATTGAGGACGGATATCGCATCTGGATATTGGCAGGATGGCACGGTCTAACTAATCTGTTACTACGAACACGTAATCAAATTCCTGTATTAGAAGTTAGAAGTTTTGACATTGATCCTAGTTGTGAAGCCATTGCTGATGCAGTGAATAATCTGTGGGTATGGAAGGCTTGGGAGTTTAAAGCACACACTGCCGACATTAATCAACTAGAATACGACCCACAACCCGATGTTGTTATTAACTCTAGTGTTGAGCACATGACTAGTAATCTTTGGTGGACGAATATCCCCAAAGGTACAATTGTTTGCTTACAAGTCAGTGATATGGAAGATGAAGATCATGTCAACAAGTTTAGCACTGCGCATGATCTGTTTAAAGCATATCCTGTCGAAGAGCTGATCTACGAAGGTGTTAAACGATTTGAATTTAACGACAAGGCCTTTTATAGGTCTATGATTATTGGCATTAAGTAATTTTTCTAACCAACGTTATACTTCTACGCTTGATTCTCTTAACAATAATATCGTTTAGGCTGGTACACGGTCCTAGAAGTATCTTTGTGTCTTTTGTTGAAAAGTTTCTAATTGCATATCTAAAGCCGTAGATTTCTCTCAATAGAAAAATATTGATAGGAATTTGACGATTTGACTCCCACCACCAAATTTCTCCTAATTCTAAGAACTTGGCTTTTTCTCCGTCAGTTTTGATCAGAGTATAGTCATACATGCTAGTGACCTGAGCATCTTGATTGATCACAACACCCACATATTCGTGGTTGACATGATTTACCACACTTATGAATGGAAAGTTTTCTTGTAAGTTTTCTGTTATTCTCATAGATAAATACTGCAAAGGATCCGTTTAGTATGCAATTAATTTCAGTTTATTTATATCCAAATAAAATAGATGTGTTTACTAATGCGTCAGCGGCCTGGCAAACAAAGAGGTATCGTAGAGTGTACAATCGCAACATAAAAATCTATCGCGGAGTAGATAATCGTATTGATTTACAGGTACGAAACTCTGATGAAAAAGCCGCTGACATTACAGGTTCAACGTTGGTATTTAATTTGGTTGAACGAGAGACCCAGTCATTAGTGGCTAAAAAAGACTGTGTGACAGTTGCTGCCAGCACCGGCAAGTATTATGTCACTCTAACTGAAAGTGAATTACTTGATATTGAAACAGGTTTCTATCAATACAGCGTCTACAACGAAACAAGGACACTCAACGGAGACGGAACGCACCTAGTCTCTAGCAGAACTCCGTTGTACATCGACAGTCAATATGACGCATTGGCCAACATCGAAGTACTAGACAGTGGAGAAGGTGAAGTATCTGCTAGCACCAAAGTTAGTGAATTCAGCTTGCACAAGAGCTTTGGTGAACCATTTGATGACTACTATATCAGCAGTATCATTGATGCAAGGCCACAGGTTACTACTCCACAGAGTCTACACACATTCCAATTGTTCTGTACTAATTATACTGGTTCTGTAATCATCCAAGGTAGTATAAGTGAAGGCGGCAATCCAGGAGTTTGGGTTGATGTAGAAACATTGGTACTTACTGCTGAAACACTAACCTATCAAAATATCACTGGCAAATACAATTGGTTTCGAGTAAAGCATACCCCCAATAAACTCATTACCAACAACGGAACCGTTGACAAAGTATTATACAGATAGTATACTAAGTCTATGACTCTCGTCTTAGACAAATTTCGTTCATTACTACCAAAGACTAAGTCCAGCCCAAGCGGCTGGATCAGTTTCAATGCGCCTTGTTGTCATCATAGAGGTCATGCTAGAGATACTCGAAAACGAGCAGGTGTTATGTTCAGTGAAGGGGTGATTTACAACTGCTTCAATTGCAAATACACTGCCAGTTGGCAACCTGGAAGAAACATCTCCGAAAAGTTTAAGAGCTTGTGTCGTTGGCTAGGTGCTAACGATGATCAAATTAAAGAATTAGTGTTTGAAGCACTTAAAACAGAATCAACAGACTACGAACCCGATCACTTCGTTGAAAAGGTCAAGTTCACGGAAAAAGAATTACCCGAAGGCGCAATGTCTATTAATGAGTGGGTTAATTCAGCATATCTTCCAGACATATCTGCAGACATCGGCCCAGTAATAGATTATATTTATAGTCGAGGATTTGATGCGTTGAGTGAACATTTCTATTGGAGTCCAGCACCCGGATACATAGATCGAGTTCTCCTGCCCTATTATTACGAAGGTAAAATTGTAGGCAGCACCGCAAGAAAAGTTCGAGAAGGCAAGCCTAAGTACTTGTCGGATCAGCATCCTTTCTTTGTGTTTAACGTAGACGAGCAAGATCCAAAAAACAAATATGTATTTGTAGTAGAAGGCCAGTTTGATGCCTATTCAATAGGTGGTGTTGGATTGTTAACCAACGAGATAGCACAGCAACAAGCTCACATCATCAACCAATTAGGCAAAGAAGTAATTGTAATACCAGATCAAGATAAGGCTGGTTTGATGCTGATCAAGCAGGCCATAGACTACGGATGGAGTGTAGCGTTCCCTACATGGGATAATAATGTAAAAGATGTTGCAGATGCTGTGCAAAAATATGGTCGATTGTTTGTAACAGTTGATGCCATTAAAACTGCCCAACAGGGCGAAATTAAAATCAGTGTAGCAAGGAACAACCTCGAAACACGCCTTGCATTACATGAAGAAAGATAATATAATATAACTATGATAAAAGATTACGGAATTGAAGTACAGAAGCTATATCTTGAATTGATGCTGGCAGATGCAGAAGTGTTTGTACGCTGTCAAGGTATTTTTGATCACACACTATTTGATCGCAAACTACAAGATGCGGCAGAATTCATTAATGAATATGCCAAACAGTATAGTGTGCTGCCGGACTATGAAATGGTCAATGCATCGTGTAGAACTGATATGAAGCGGCCCGAAGCAGTCAAAGACGGACATATGGAATGGTTGATGGACGAGTTTGAATCGTTCACTAGACATAAAGCCATTGAGCGAGCAATTATCGCCAGTGCTGACTTGTTAGAGCAACACAACTACGGTGAAGTTGAGACCTTGATTAAAGAAGCAGTTCAAATTGGTCTTGCTCGCGACATGGGCACAGACTACTTTGCTGATCCTCGTGGGCGACTAATGGGCCTCAAAGACAAGAACGGTCAGATCTCAACAGGTTGGCCTTGTATGGACCGTAAGCTGTTTGGTGGAATGAATCGTGGAGAGCTAAACATCTTTGCAGGTGGATCAGGTGCAGGTAAAAGTTTGTTCCTGGCTAATCTAGGAGTGAACTGGGCATTGATGGGTCTTAATGTTGTTTATCTAACACTAGAACTTTCAGAAGCACTGGTATCTATGCGTATTGACAGTATGGTTACAGGTGTTGGTACTAAAGAGATTTTTAAAGATCTTGATGATGTTGAAATGAAAGTCAAGATGATCGGCAAGAAAGCGGGTATGCTACAGATCAAGTACATGCCTAGTGGCAAGACTGTTAATGATATCCGTGCTTACATCAAAGAATATGAAATCCGTGTGGGCAAGAAAGTAGATGTGTTGTTGGTAGATTATCTAGACTTGTTGATGCCCATAGGTAAAAAGATTTCAGCAGAAAACTTGTTTGTCAAAGACAAGTATGTATCAGAAGAACTGCGTAATCTAGCAATGGAAAAAAAGATTCTGTTGGTAACTGCCGCCCAGTTGAATCGTGGTGCTGTAGAAGAAGTTGAGTTTGATCACAGTCACATCTCAGGTGGATTGAGTAAGATTCAAACTGCTGACAATGTGTTTGGTATCTTTACATCGAGAGCAATGCGTGAACGAGGTCGTTATCAGATACAGCTAATGAAGACTCGTTCATCAAGCGGTGTAGGACAAAAGGTTGATCTAGAATTTAACATCGAAAGCCTAAAAATTAGTGATCTTCCAGAAGAAGAACAAGAAAGCAACGGAGCCAGCAGTCGTGGATCTAGCAGTCTAATCGAAAGCATTAAAAATCGCTCAACTGTTAAAATAGACAGCGACGGTGTAATCCATGATGACCCCACACAGGGAGCCAGCATTGGTAAAGTACGAGCCAATGTAGAATCCAGCAAATTGTTGGAGTTGTTGAACAAGATGCACGATGAAGACGAATAAAGTAGAATTGTACAAGTGGTTAGATCTCGAGGGCGAAAACATTGAAATTGATTGGCCCAAGGTGCATAAAACCATAGGCCTAGATCATACCAATTGGTTGTTACGGCAACCCGAAGATCAATGCCAAATAATACTAGAACGCAAGGACATGTATTGTCGTTTGATAGCTGAATTTTACAATCAACAGACTTTGACACATTACCACTTAATGTGGGCTAAATAATGGATGCGAGCAAAAGAGTTTATTCCCGAAGGTAAAGAAAGAAAAGCACTGCGTAAAGGTGTGGCTCAGAGTATGAGCAATCTCACCGTCTACGACCAATTAGACAACAACAACAATCCCTATCTAGCCTATAGATTTGGTATTGCACTTGCAGGCAGTCCTAACGAAGACATGGACAAGCGAGGTGCAATAGGCAGCGATTTTGTCATGGCCGACTATACTGATGCGGATACTGCAATTCGCAAGGGCGCAGAGCGAATCATGGGTGTTCACAGTACTAAATCAACGGGCAAGGGCAGTCTAGAGCTAGATGGCTCAATCATCAACAAAGTCAGTCCAACTGCTGCTGCCAAACGCAATCGTTACGGAGTTTAACATGTGGTTGAGAGAATTTACAGCCAGCGAATTTGTCACAGTCAATAAACGACTGAATCCCAAGATATGGCAGGATGGTGAACTAGACCCTGCTGTAGCAGATAAATTAAAAGAAATTGCCATGGCCTTCAAAGAGTTTGTGGGCATTGAACTAGAAGTAATAGATTACACAATCACAGGCAGTAATGCTAATTACACCTGGACTGACTACAGTGACCTTGATCTTCACCTCGTTATTCCCGGAGAACCCAACGACGAACAGCGCGAGCTATTCAATGCCAAAAAGGCACTCTGGGCCGAACAACATTCGATCACAATCAAAGGCCTGCCAGTAGAATGTTATGTGCAGGGCAATGATGAAGAACACCACTCAACAGGCGTTTACAGTCTATTACACAAGACTTGGTTGATCGAGCCCAAGAAGGTCAAACCCACAATAGACGACAAGGCAGTAGACGCCAAGAAAGATGCGGTAGAACACGAGATAGAGCGAGCTCTACTCAGCAAGGATCTAGAACAGCTACGCTCAGTGAAAGAGCGCATTACCAAGATGCGCAAAGCAGGGTTGGCTCGTGCAGGAGAGTGGAGTGTAGAGAACCTTGTGTTTAAGGTTCTGCGCAATCTGGGTCTAATTGATCAGATCACGGAAAAAATACAGGAACTAGAAGACCAACAACTGAGCCTAGAACAGACTCAGATATTGGACTAATCTTTGATTAGATAGCAGTCGTGTACATTACAACAGCGAATTTCATAAACCATAAATCTAGTGGCCTCAGTTAGACTCACAAAGGTCTTGGCTGTGAATGTTCCGCCTGTTAGATAATAACTCACTCTCCACATCAGTCTTTCTTGATGCCAAACAACTGTAGCAAATTGATGAACAAGTTGATAAAGTCCATATAGAGTGTAAGTGCTCCGATGACTTCTTCACGACCAGTGTCACCGTCTACTGACACAGCTTCACGAATCTTCTGTGTGTCATAGGCAGTGAGGCCCAAGAAGATGATGATGGCCAAAGCACTAATAACCATCTGCATGACTGTGCTGCCAATAAAGATATTCACAACACTGGCAATGATGATGGCGATCAAGCCAACAAACATAAACCGGCCAACACTATCTAGACTACGTTTGGTAAAGTAACCATAAAAGCTCATGACCGCAAACAGTATGGCCGCACCCATAAAGGCGCTCACAATCGAGCCCATGGTGAATACAGCAAAGATAGTGGCCATGCTCAGACCCATTAGGGCCGCAAAACCATGCAAGAATAACTGTAGTTGACTTTTGTTGAAGCGGTCACTGGCAAATGCAAATGCCAGTATGGCCACTAGGGGTGCAAAGATCACAATCCATTTTGTCATGCCCGTAAAGAAGAATGCCAACAGTTCGGGCGATGAACCCACGAAGTAACTGACAATCATTGATACCAAGACAGCCAGGCTCATGTGAGCATACACTCGTCCCATGGCTGAATTTATTTCATCTGCTGAGCGGTAATCTGAAATGCCGCTGGTGTAATTTGTTCCAAACATAATGATCTCCTAGAAGTTAATGTATTTTATTATACAGTGAGTTGATCTTGATGTCAACAATTATTTCAAACTCTAGAACTGTAGACTTCTACAAATCCACGCCAAACTGTTCCAGTACTGCGTGTCATCTTGGCGGCCAATTGATCAGCTTGATCTTCTGCTAGAGATCGCTGTCGTAGCTCGAGTCGTGAGCCTGTGAGGTCCTGACTCATCACTGTCTGTCCAGTGAGAATGTTTCGTGCTTTGGCAATGAGGTATTGTTTCATATTATAGTCCGAATTCCTGGGCAAAGGCTTCAGCTTGATCCTGATCAAAGAACTCCAAGGATAGCTGTTGGTTTTTGTAAATGACCTGATAGTCTAGATGCTCAATGGCATTAATAGCCAGCCACGAATGCCAAGAGTCCTCTTCAACTAGATCGGCAATGGTCCAAGGTTTAGTGTATTTCATAAGTGTATTTATTCATCAAACAGTGTTCTAATGACCCTAGTTTGCTCGGGATACTGTAACAGCCATAAACTGGCAAACTGTGCCTGGCTAAACAACATCCACCAATCTGTTACTATAGCGTAATCATATTGAAAGTCTGTAACATGACTTCTAGGCCAAAAAGTAACCACACGCGGAGTCCACTGTTCAAGTAACAGTCTCTGATGATCCACAAAAGGTTCTAGATAGACTAACAGCATACTACGAGTATTTAATCGTAGGAGCCCAATTTAGGCCCAGTTCTTTAGAGCGCGAAGCGCCAAGCGGTAGCGCAGAAAATTTGCAAGAAATTTTTGAAATGAGTTATCAGAGTAGTTAATGCTTGCCCAGCGATCCTAGATCTACTGTGCTTCAACTGTGGTCTGCGGGAATCTTTACTTGTTGGATCTAAATATGCGATACAGTGCATAAGCTACTAGAACAGCAAATATGACTATAACTGTGATCTCTACTGTGGTAAGAGTGGGCAAGGGCTCTGGCTCAACACGCTGAGGTCTGGGAACAACGGGCTGTGAGGCTAGATACTGTTCGCGGGCTTTGTTATCCATACTGTTATTTACTATACAGCGCCTCTAAGTATGCTCATGGTGATTTCTTGATCCGCTATACGATAGACATTGTAGCACTCTCTGCGGATCTTCTTTTGGCTGGGTTTGCTTCTACGATTACCCGCTGATGAGTTCAATGGCTGTAACTGTACTTGATTTGAATTCTCATATAGTTGAATCACCCGGGCTAGTATGATTCTATTGTGTTCAGTGACTATGCAATGATCTCCTTCTTGAAGAGGAGCACCTGCGATATCACGATGTTGTAGAGTGTAGTTCATAGTGTGTATTGTTAGTTACTGTAGAAAAAGGTTATTGAGGGGTAAAAAAATTGGTCGCGTAAAAAATTAGGGTGGAGTACTTACGCTTTTGAGGTGGTGATTTGCTACCATACTGTTGTTATTATACAACACTATGTATGTATACCGGCCACCCCCCACCATAGCCCCACCATGACCTCATTGGTGCCTCGGTCTCATCTTCCTGGGACAATCTCTATCCATCTGAGGTCGGCAAGGTTGATGATCCCAATTGGGCAAGACATCGATTAGACTACGATGGCCTACGGGGTCCCACGGTGCGTCACGCCTGTCGTGTGTGGCGCAGCCTGTAACAGCTAACAAGCTGCTAGCGGCTAGCAATACGCTGCAAATACGCTGTGAGTTCTTCATGTACTGTGTCCACTGTGTCTAGTTGTGCTGCTGTCATAAGCTCGCGTAACACTTGAGCTCTACGCTTATACGCAGGCGGCATAGCCTTAACCATAGCATCTACTGCGTCTAGTGTATCACAGTTCCACAGTAGGTTACATATCTCTATGTCCTTCTTTGACAGTCCTTCAAGTGTGATCATTCCCGTGCTCCTTCTACTGCATATGAAGCGCCTACTGCCATAAGCGCAATGCCTATGAGTGCGAATGTGCCTAAGTATATGCCATCATATGTAGCCAAGTCCGGGCTAGTCTCAATGCCGCCTACAGTGCCTAACAACATAACAAGTCCTGTGTATAAGCAGAACAGGGCCTTTTGTCTTGTAGTCATCTTGTTTCCTTTGTGTGTATGTACGTAGTATAACAGTGTTTAGCCAAACTGTCAACCAAAAATGATAGTGCCTAGACCTGCAATAGCCAACAGCAGAGCTTGTGCAATACCAAAGTGGAACAAGAACCATACAACTGCAATTCCAACGATCCATTTCATATCAGCTCCTTTGTTGCTATGTGTCTAGTATACTGCCAAAAAGCCTCTGTGTCAACCTACGAAGTGCCCAGGCGTGTTGCAGGGTCTAGTGGTAGGCTGACACGTTGGCAATCTTTAGACCCAACCCTCTACCACCATAACGGGCTTCTTAAGCACACGCTTGACAAAGGATTCTGGGTCGTCATCTACACGGGTCAACATATAGCCCATTGCCTCGCCCAAGTCTGCACTCTTAATCTCTAGCTCTAGGCCGGCTGCTTCGAACGCTGCCTGCATACGTGTTAATGTATAACGGACACCTGCGTCGAATGCCTCGTACTCTGCTTGTCCGATCTCGTCACCGTCAAAGCCTGCATCCTCTAGCACTACGGCTGTCTCTGCGCCGTCAGCCACTACAAATTTGCCGATTTTCTTCCAGTTGCTCTGCTTCTCGCTGTCAAAGTGGTCACAGCATTCGTTGAGGTCAAAGCTGTTGAAGTTGTCATAATTTACTGTAGTCATTTGGTTCGCTCCTTGTTACTATGTGTCTATTATACAACTAATTTGGCCAGTTGTCAACCTTTCTACAAAAGCCCTTGAGCTTTGTAGGGTCAATAGCTTTGGTGGCTATGACCAATGCGGTACATCACAGTGGGCACAATCTCTTCTGTGTCCGGTGTGTACGGCTCTGGCAACATGATGGTTGCGAACTCGCCATAGCAGTAATAACCGCTTTCGGTCACTACCAACTCTGCGTCCTGAGGCAATGCCTCTAATGCCCGGATCATTTCTGCTACTGTTATTGTCATCTTGTTCTCCTACTTGTTTGTTGCTATGTGTCTATTATACAACCAAAATGCCAAAGTGTCAACCAATTTTGTGTTGTATTATTGCAACAGTTAGAACTTCAACGATTCGTACTTGGTCAAGTCGTACTTGGATAGATCTGTGATGAACGGTGTGCCCACAGTTACATCCAAGAAGAACAGCTCGTGGAATCTAGCCTTGATGTCTACTTGACCTTCCACTAGACTGCCTTTGTGTTGTATCCCCATTGGAATCTTGCCTTGTTCTACATGATCCTTACCAGGTGTGCGGCTCAACAGATGATATGGAACCCAGTAGTGGACGGCACCATTGCCGTAGAGCGCAGAGAACAGGCCGTAGTTGGCACAGTCTGGTTTGACCTGTTGCCAAGTTCCTTTTTTAGAAGGCTGCACTTTAGAATCTAGCATGGGAATGCGGGTTGCACGTTCGGCCCATGTTAACGCATATCCGCGTTTATCGATTTGTTTTTTGCTGTCAGGAGTCATTACAGTAAAGAATTTAATCTCTACCAAGTCTCCTGTTAGATGTTGCGCTATCGACTGATCCAAGACAGCATCATGGTTGCCATTACGCTTGTCTAACAGTTGAGGGCATCCAGCTTTGAACTCGTTCTCCCAAGCATCACCGCGATGCTTGGAAATACCCTCTTTAAACCATTTCTGCATGTCTGCAGGAAAACCGTAGGTATTAGTCCATCGAGTCATGTCTACCTCATCCTGGAACTCACGGAATGCCTTGGTATCCATTCCTACTACGTCTGCCATTGTGAAAGTTTTGGCCATGTTAGTCCTTAGCTGGCGTTACGGAAGAAGTCTGCTGGCATTTCAAAGTAACCAGTCCACAGCAGACCAAAGATGTATATGGCTAACAGGACACCGTTAACGATGACCAAGTTCCATTCGCGAATCCTGATGCTCCAGATCAAGTACAGAGCTGCACCTAGGTTCAGGAAGTAGATGTTCAAGGGATCGATGCGCAGGCTTGTGAAAGCTGCCCCAAGGACCACTGCCAAGCAGCCGGTCCATTTAAGTATGTTGTTTAAGTTCATGTGTTAATTATATGCTCGTTTTGCCAAACTGTCAACCGACCCTAGACCCCGTAGGGTCTTTGTTGTTATGCTATAATTGTGTCGTCTAGCGCACAAGCTAACGCATTAAATGCGTTTTGTATTGCAACATGTTCGTCTAGTTCTGCTTCTTCTAGCACTGCTTGTAACTGCAACATTAAACTGTCTAATTTGCTTTTTGTATTTTGCATTGTTTGCTTTCTGTTAAAAAACAATTATAGCACACTTACATCCAAAATGCAAGTGTGCTACATAATAACCCTTACGCTGCCAGTGCTTTTACACGCACATACACAATTCCGCCATCCCTGCCGTGTACTGCACTTTTTGTAACTTTTACACTGTTTGCAAAGCCTGCTAAAAATACAGCGTCTGCTACACGCTTTTGCAATGCTTGCATGTATGCTGTGTCTTGTCCGTAATTTACTGCACACGCAAGCAAACGCATGTTTTCGTCTGCACACTTGTCCGTGTAAATTTTATTTACATTAAGTGTACTGCGCAAAATTGTACGCATTTGTAATGTAGTTGCTAACATGTCTGCTCCTTTGTTGCTAAGTGTTAATTATAGCGCAAACAAGCCAAACTGTCAACCAAAATGCAAAAAGCCCTTACGGGCCTTAGGGTTATGCGTTCTGCATAAATGTGTTTATAAAGCACTCTCCCACATCGCACGACACATAAGTGTCCCCCTGCATCCCTTGCTCGCTGTAGCTTACATCGCTAGCGTCAAAGCCCAGCTGTGTAAGCAAAGCGCAAAGCTCTGCTTCAAACAAGCTGTCTGTGTATATGAGACCGTCTTTGTTGACATCCCATGTGTTTGTGTTAAAATACACGCGGAGCTCTCCGAAGTCCAGCTCGTCGTTAGTGTACGCTAACACAAGTCTAGTGACCTCAACGGCCGTTTGCTTGCGGCTCCAGTAGCCGTCGCCTGCTGTGTGTAGCGTTGCATTTACTTTGTACATGAGTTCTCCTTTGTTGCTATGTGTTTATTATAGCACACACTTGTCCAAAATGCAAGTGTGTGCGTTAATAACCCTACAGTTTACTCTACAAATACAATTTGTGTTGTACGCAAGTTTTGTTGTGCAATAGCCACAGTGCGTTGCACTTCGTTTTGCAAATCTTCTGCAAGTAAGTCCCCGCTAACATAGTTGCATTTTGCTTGTACAGGAAACTTATATTTGTAGTTAGTGCCTACTAACTCTTTGTGTACGTTAAATGCAATTTGCACTTTGTATGCGTTAATTTTTTTGTTGTAAACTAGCTTTGCGTATGCTATGCACTGTGTAAACATTTTAGCTCCTTTTGTGTGTATGTGTTTATTATAACGCATACCGTCCAAAATGTCAACCAAAATGCAAGAGACCCTTTATGTTGTAGGGTTTTCCTTGATTAGCATGGCGCCATCAGCTTCTGCTATCACCAGTGTGACATTGGCTACCTTTTGGCTGATCATTGCGATCAACTCGTCTCTGGTCTTGCCCTGTGCTAGGAACAGGCCACTGTCTTTACGATAGGCAAACATGAATTCACCGTGTTGTTCAACCTTGATCTCAAGTTTGGGGAACTCATCGGCGCGGCCTTCTTCTAGATCGATCTCCTTCTGGAGGTCCTTCATGACTGCTTCCAGCTTCTCGGGAGTGACTCCGGCCCTGCGAAAGATATCAGGGATCAAGGTCTTGTGCAGGGCATCAGCAACCTTATAGCCCACAATCGCACCCAGGATGCAGCCTAACACAAAGGCCAGTAGATCAAATTCCATTATTTCTTCCTTCTGCGAGAGACTTGAAACTCTCGATCGATATAGTACTGAATCAGGCTGCGTTGCATCAAGGTAACCAGATCACCATTGTCTTCTGGCACTATGAATCGTACAGGACAGGTGCCCCAGGTATGATTCATTTGGAACTCAGCAAAGAATCGACGATGATCCTTGTTGGTTGGATCGAAGGCCACCAAAGGCCTGCAATAGTATTCTAGTCTGCTCATATGTTTATTTACGCGAATTCCGGTTCGTTGATCTTGGTCAGCATGTTGGCCGGCACTCGCCATGCACCCTGTATGGTCTTGACTGTGACATACTTGATGGCGATCTTAGTGACTACACCTGTCACATTGCGGCCAGTCTTGCTGGATGTAAAGTTGACATTATCTCCGATGGTCAAGCTTCGTTTGGTCTGTTGAACCAGTTGGGCTCGGTTCCACTTGACTGCATCGATCATGCTACGAAGTTCGATGTCTGTCCAAGCACCGAACATGATTGCTGAGTTGACTTGTTTGATATCCATGGAGTTCTCCTTAGTTGATGTATGTATTATAGCACCGATCGCCAACCTTGTCAACCAAAAAAAACCCTAGTACCGATGTACTAGGGTGTTAAAGTTACCGTACCGGGAGCGAATCGGATTTACGCGGTAACTGTCTCTGCCTTCTTGGCAGTAGCTTTAACAGCCTGGGGGGCTGGATTTTTCTTTTCAGCGTAGGCAATGGCAGCTTCGATAGCAGCATCACCTTGACCGAATCCAACACTCTTGAGATGTTGAACCGCTTCGGCCTTGGTCATTTCAACTGGTAGTTCAACCAGCTCGACTCCGGTGTGGCCATTCTTGGCCAGGATCTTGATACGCATGGTATCGTTAGCGAAACGAAGCTTGGTCTTGCCTTCGAGGGTTGATACGCCTGCAACCGCAAATTTCTTATCTGTACTCATTTTAAAGTTTCCTTCTGTGTGTGTTTGAAAATTTATGCTGTTCTTCAGCATGTTATTAGTGTAACATCGTTTTGGAATGGAGTCAACCATTCATTTTACCAAATTGACCTGGATAGTCACTGCCTCCTTTTCATCAAGAGCTGCCACGAAGTCTTCACCCATCAAGAGCTCTTGCAGAGTCAAATCGATCATGTTCTCGGCTGCAACCAAGTCGGGTGTACCTTCTCCGGCACACTCTACAGTGAACATAAAGGTGTAGATGCGGCTCATAATGCAATCAAAGCCTTCTTCTGCTCAGCACCGTCCTTGATCCATTCGGTGAGTTCTTCCTCTTCGTTCTCTGCTTCGTATTCAGCCATTGATTCTGAGATACCAAACATGTCGTCCAGCTCATCACCGATAGCGGCTCGAATGGTATTGGAGTTCTCACCACTGTATTCGTAGTAGTCATCACAGCCATTCTCCCACTTGCCCACAAAGCCCATACCGGGTTCGTAGTAGTAAAGGGTCACTTCGAAGCCTTGCTCAACCAAAGCCTCGCAGACTTGAGTAGGTGGGCTCCAGGCACTTTCAAACGGTGCGGAGAAGCTCAAGCCATCCTCTTCGATCTCTGCGGTATCGCCGTTGCCGCCGATCTCCCACTTGGTGCCCCAATTGGCCACATTGAAGTCATACCAGTTGGCATAACCATACTTCTCTAGATTGGCCGCACTCTTGGCCTCTAGTTCAGCCTGCTCTGCGCCGTCACCCAGGCGTCCTGAAGTGATGTTGAGTTCTTCTGGCATAGGCACTACCGTACCGCAGAACTCACCGTTGTCGAATGCATCAGCCAATCGCTTGATTGCCACAGGGTCGGTGCCACGCACCGTGATATGATTTGAACACCAATTAGGCATAATTGCTCCTTGTTAGTCTGTAAAAAAGCGGTTCATCAACGATTGATTGATCATGTCCATTTCGGACTGCTCAACATAGAAGTCTGTCTTGGGATCCCAGTACTGACCTTCTTTGTTGCAATAATACAACACCCTACCTGAGAAGTTGAACGGACCTTCTAGTCCTTTTCGGGGACCATACTTCTCACGCATGTTATCGAATTCAAATGTCTTGTAGCCCATCGCTCGCTCCTTGTTGCTGTCTATGTGTTTATTATAGCACCAATCTGCCTACCTGTCAACCAAAAGCGAACTCTTTGACCCAATCAAATTTAGTGCTTGCTGGAACCCACTTGAACTCAGACTTCTTGCGATCAGTCTTTTCAAAGTCCATGCACACCATGACCCAACCACGCTCAGAGCTGAAGCCCACGGTGTCAGCGACCCGAACCACTTCAACTACCCTGCCGTCTGTCATCTTTGCTACTTTGATCATCTTGTGCTCCTTACTATAACTCTAGTATAGCACCGATCATCCAAATGGTCAACCAATTTGTGTGTTGCAGAACTGCCACATCTTGTAGGCATCCCCTTTAAGACCCATCAAGATCCCTTCGTAGTCTCTGTAGGAACAGCAGGCCCATGTGCTTTGAGGACGATAAACCCAACCATCGTGTTCCCGCTCGGTGTTGTGTTGAGTAACAATGCGGCGAGCAGTTGCTGCCTTCTTGTAATACTTCTCCATCCACCCGCTCTTGGTGTCGTAGACTACCCATCCCATTTACTTCCCCGATATCATTCGTTCAACCATGTTGGCCCACGTGTTTGCAGGCACCTCGGAAAGTGAACCCTGGACAGGTACAGGTTTTTTCTTCTGGGTCGATTGTGTATTCATTTCCGTTACTTCCTTTTACCTTGATTAGATTAGATTGCGCCTTGACCTTAAACGGATTAGGAGTTACAGTTGCGAACTTCCTGCCTCGCTTGTCAAACCCTTTAATAGGATTCTTAAAATAGAATGGTTCAGTTTCTCCACTCTTTATATACGATACCAGTTTGTTTCCATCCAGTAGGTATATGTGCGGGGGGAACTGCCCCCCAGTTGTTTCCTGGAGGGCTTCCATCAATCCAACCTGCTTCCTGCGTAGACCTTGTCCAAGCCCAACTTGGTCTTGATCACTTCTGCGTAGGCCTCAGCACCTGCTTCCAGAACGCTGACACTCTGCACACCTGCTTGGCTTGGATTCCAAAGTTGGAGACTGCCTGTGTAGGATTTGCGGAAGCCAGCGGCCTGCAACCACTTGCCCAACTTGCTGTTCGAGCGCACACCGTAGACATCCACCCAAGCAAAGCCACAAGCATCACGATCGCCATGCTTCTGCAGGAATGCCTTAGCGGCTGTACGGGCCTGCATGCCAGCTTCGTTGGTTGCGTCCTGTACTGCCTGCTCTGTGATTACCGTTGCGATTGCATTCATTTTCAGCTCCTGTTTGCGTTGTTGATGTCTAATTATAACCCCAAACTGCCAAAGTGTCAACCGAATGGATAAAGACCCTTCAACTGTTCAGGGTATTGTAGGGATCGTACTCTTGTGGCGCATCTGCCACACCCATTTCCTCTAGTGCGCCTAGCACCAACTCGATAGGGCACTCCAGCATGATTGCGATCACCTTGGCGCTGTGGCCTTCGATGTACAGTTGCTCGATGTCGTATGATAGTTCTGCCATTTTGCTCATTGTGTTTCCTTTTGTGTGTGTTGTTTAATCATCAAGTATAAGGGATCTATAATCTCTTCGTGCTCTAGTTCAAAGTCTCTTGTGGCCCAGTCCACCCACTCTTCGGTGAACACTTCCACTTCACTGTTCTGTAGCATCTCACGAGCCTTCTCTTCACTCTCGCACTCTACCACATAGACTTCTGCGACAATAGCATTGCGCCAGAAGGTGAACCTTTTCATTATACTACATCAACAAAGATGTTACGACCGTAGACATTGTCTACTACGAATCCTGGACTGCAAGGGCAAGAGCAACCTGCAAATTGGCTCCACTTGGCACGAGGCATGATCTTGCCATCGTTCCAGCCCAGTTGCTCGAACAGCTTAGGAAGCATCTTGCGATATTCGTTATAAGGACGGCTCTTGCGATTCATTAGGTTCTCCATCACTGTCTCGCTGGACGGATGGAAGTAGATACGAGTCTTAACATAACGACCGTGTTGCTCGCCTACTGTGACTTTAGAAATTTCCATATCGCGCTCCTTTTTGTGTCTGTGTACGTATTATAGCAGCTTATACCCAATCTGTCAACTGGTAGTCTGCAATAACCCTATTCTCTGTGTGGTCATATGTTAGGAACACTTTGGTGCTGTCAGTGCCGCCCTTGACCTGGAACACAACCGTATAGGCAAACTGTCCGCCATTGGTGATGCCCAAGAAGCGCGAGCTAGTGAACTCCGGACCCGTGTAGCCTGCATCCATAGCCGCACGAGTTAGAGCAGGCGCTGTGAATGTAGTGAGGATTTTGAGTGTGTCTGCTGTGATCATCATTGCTCCTTAGTATGTGTCTATTATACAACAGATCGGACGACCTGTCAACCAAAAAAAAGTAACCCTAGGGCAAGTAGGGTTACTATGTACGCACGTAAGCAGCGGGGCCTGTTGCTAAAAAGCCACAGCCCCTGGCACTTCCGTTATGCCGCTTCTTTCTCGTAGATCACAGTCTGACCAAAGGGTGCTTCTGCTTCTGTATTGCCTTTGACAATAAAGATTGTGTCGCAGTAGTCCTCATCGCCCCAACCACCACAGGGGTAGCCGTCTGTGAACATGATGAACTTCTTGGGCTGGATGCCCTGTTCCTTCATGAACTCCCAGTTGGCTTCAAAGTCAGTACCGCCACCACCTTCGGGCTCATACTCAAACAGCTCTTCCGAATTGTCTTGTGTGAACTCTTGGTGATTGTAAATTGCAGTATCAAAGCACCACAGATTGATCTTGAAGTCCTCGTACTGATCAACAATGCCTTTGACTTCGCTAAGGAATACAGTTGCATCCTCTTGTCCAATGCTTCCGCTCATGTCAATGCTAATACCAATGTCAATGGTAGTTGCTTCTTTCATGCCCGGCAGGATTGCACCTGAGTGCATACTCTTACGGTTAGGACGAGTGAACGAATAGTCGTTGCGGATGATGCTTTGGATCTCTTGACGCACAAGGTCACGCCAGCTAATCTTAGGCTCAGTCATGTCCTTGATCATACGCTGGATGCCTGCGGGCACCTTACCAGCACCTGCCGCCGCGGCACTCTGGATCATAGCCTCTTTGATCTCATCACGGATCTGTTGGGCTTCTTCTTTAGTCATGCCAGGCATACCCTTGCCCTGCTTGTCACCGCCTTCACCCTCTTTGCCAGGACCTGAACCATCTTCGTTGATGTGCTCGTCCAACAAGTCGCCCAATTGCTTGAGCAAGTCTGGCATTGAAATCTTCTCAGCCTTTTCGTACAAGAGATCATAGATCTCTTCCCAAGCCAAGCCGCGATACTTTGGATCATAGCAGATCTTAACTTCAGTGATCTTCTCACCAATGCGTTCGTCTACAAGGATCTGATTGACAGCGTAGTCTTGTGCAATGTTAGACAGCTGACGATCGCGTGAACCTACGCGACCAAAGTGATCAAACACGCAATGGCAAATCTCGTGTCCAAAGAGGAACTCCAGCTTCTTGACACTGAGCTTCTGCACGAACTTGGTATTGTAGTAGAAATTGCGACCGTTAGTTGCGGCAGTCGGGCACCACTCGTCTGCTTCAATCAGTTGCATACGGGTTGCCATGTTGCCGAAGAAAGGTGCTTTGAGCAACAGGCCTACACGGGCTGTTGTCAGTTTGTCGATGATTGCTGGATCTGTCTTTGCCATTACTCGCTCTCCTTAGTATGTGTTTATTATAGCACCAATCCGGGGTCTTGTCAACCGACCGGGATGTTGTATTTAAACAACACCCCGGCACCCTGTAGGTGGGCGGGCAAGCCCTGAGAAGCCTCCCGCCCTTGCAATGGGCGAGGTCTTAATTCTCCATTGCACTCAAAACATACTTACCGAACCGCTTGTGGAACTCGTCGAAGCTCTTCATCTTCGTTGCGTCAAAGGGCAGGTTGTAGTTTGTCAAGCCTGTCTTTGCACCCATCACCACCAACTCAGTTGGGAAATTGTCCATCATGTAGCGGAAGAAGCAGTCAGCCTGGGCATCAAAGTCCTTGGCCTTCTTCTCTGCTTGATCCTTCAACTCGTAGCACAGGCTAACGGTCAAAGAATACATGGCACTCACTTCTTTAATCTGCAAGTCCTTGACCTTGCCTTTAAGGATGTCTTCTGCCTTAGGCAAGCGACCTGCAATCTTGCGGTGAGCCATAAACTTCACAGCCAAGCCGTCACCGACCGCACCTGCGATCAGGTTGTGCAAGGTGTCAATGTCGCAGTCGTCGTCTTTCAACAAGTCTGACACAAAGACCCACGAGCGTGGAGTAGCAAAGGCCTTGCTTGGGCTCTTAGGATCAAAGTCGTACAAGTCCTGCTTGGCGAAGCCAACATAACCTACAACCTCTGGATGCACATTGTTCATCACAGCCCATTCCTGGAAGTCATCGAAGTCAATCTTCATTTCCAAGTGAATGAAACGATTAGCCAACGGAGCAGGCATTCTGTAAGTAACACCGCGGTCGCCTTCTCTGTTACCAGCGGCAACCACATCAACACCCTTAGGCAATTCATATGTACCTACACGACGATTCAAAATCAATTGGTAGGCAGCGGCCTGTACCGCAGGAGGAGCGGAGTTCAGCTCGTCCAAGAAGATAACTGCGGTGGACTCTGGGTCCGTAGGAAGCTCACTAGGAGGAGCCCAAACCATCTTGCCTTGATCTGCATTGTAATAAGGGATACCTTTGATGTCGGTAGGTTCCCAAAGTGCAAGGCGCACATCAACTACCTCACGACCTGCGTCCTCGCCAATCTGCTTGACGATGTCGGACTTACCAATTCCTGGGGGACCCCACAGGAACACAGGGCGGCGGGTTTGAATCGCCTTACGGATGGAACGCTTCGCTGACTTAGGGCCAACTTGACGAACGCTAATATCTGTGGACTTTGCCATTTTAAGACCTCTTTCTTTTCTCAGGATTAAACAAACTATCGCTTTCTCAGTGTTATTAGTATAACACCAAACATCTCAGTTGTCAAGCTCTTTTTACGAAATTTAATTGTGTTGTATTATCGCCACGAACACTTTTAATCTTTGCTTTGATGCTCAACTTCTGCCCTGCTTCCAAGTTACTATTATACCAGAAATCCACGAAGCTGTCAACCAGTTTAGCGGTAACCCTGAACTTGTCATAGTCTTTGCTGTAATAGCACTTGACAACCTCGATCTCGCCCTGGATCTTGTCGCCTACAGCGCCCTGCAATTGAGTAGAAGCACGAACTTCACGGGCCAACTCGTTGCGGCTTTGATCACGGATCATAACGCTAGGCAAGCAGGAAACGATAGCGAACTCCAGCATATGACGGCCAGTGAACTCGTCCATCTGTGCGATGCGGAGGGCCTGCTGTTCGAACTCGTTGATCTTACCGCTGATCTGTTTCAGCAAGAAGCCGTTGAAGTAGCTACGGATCTCGCGGCCCTTCTCAATGTCCTCTTCTGTTGCTTCGGTAAGGGCGCCTGTACGGAGCCACTCTTTGACCATCATCTTGTTGGCCTGTGTGGTGCGCTTGCGGCATTCACCTTCGTAGACATAAACATCTTCCTTGAAGTAGCCACCGTTGATACGATCTGCGGCCACTGCCAAACCCCAAACTTGATCTGATGTAAACATCGTTCGCTCCGTTTTGTTGTCTATGTCGTTATTATATAGCCAATCGTGGATGCTGTCAACCGAAATGATTGGAGTGCCGGAAAAGAGAAAAGGTGTTGTATTTCTACAACACCCCAAACTAGCGCCCCGGGAGCGAATCGGCTTGCCTGTTTGAAACCTTACTTAGGCTGTCAGGGTAAGACCTAGGCTCTTGGCCATGTAGCCAAGTGCAACGATCTCACGGCTTGGGCGACCCAATTCGTACTCAGTTACCTGAACACCATTACCAGCTTTGCGGCTGTTGGCATACACGGCATAACCTGCTTGGCGGATGCGTGAAGCTTCTGCTGATAGGTTCTTAACACCGAAACGCTTTGCGGCGTCGGAGGCTGTCAACTTCTCACCCTTTTGTAGGGCGGCAAAGATCTTGCCTGTTTTGGTTTCTAAATTAATTCTCTTCATTTTAAGTTTCCTCTGTATAGCTGTGTCTCACAGCGTTCTACTAGTATATAGAACCTGTGGGCACAATGCAACCTCAATCTTTCCGTTTAACGGTGACATTTGCCCGAAGGAAGGCACCAATCAAAACGGTAGCACACCATGTCTCCAAATTGTAAGGAATCATGAGAGCTGCTCCGAACAAGACATTCCACGACCACAGAACCAGGAACGGTCCTATGGCCAATAGGAATATAATGAACACTACAGCCAATGCAATTTTAATCATTTAGGATCTCCTCGACCTCTTCAATCAGTTTGATCTCAGCCAGCTCTTTCTCGATGGCCGCGATCTTTCGTTTGTTACCTGAGCTGGTACCTTTCTTGTACACTGTCCAGATATGCTCTTCACAGTATACACGACCCGGGAAGGGTTTGCAACCACACATCTTGAACGGGTGGTTTACCTGCTCCGGGCCAATGTATTGGCACCCTTCCATCATGCACCTCGCTTCATAACAGTCACTTCTGCCATTGCTTCCCAGTTGCTGGCAAATGCCTTACGCAATTGTGCAACCTTCAGCACCGTACGCAGGCTCAGCTCGCGTAGTTTAGCACGGTTGTTAGACACAAAGTCCACAACATCAATCTTAGCCACATCGCTGAGCTCGTACTCGTCAAGCATGCCGTCTGCAACGATCTGCTTGATACGCAGGACCTTCTCACGGTCTGTGTCCATCTGCAGATCAATGTAGTGGCAACGGCTCTCAAGAGCGGCAAGGTGGTCCTGTAGCTTCTTAGAGCGTACATTCTCAAACTTGATGTTAGTGATAAAGATAGCACCAGCCTTGAACTCGAAGCGATCTGGGATGCCTTCGCTTCGCAGGATACGGCTGTCAGTGTTCCAAGAGATAGTACGCTTCTTGGAACTGTCCAAAGCCGCCTTCAAGATGTTCAAGCTCAAGTCGTCCAGCAACACACTGTCGCAGTCATCAAACACAATAACATTCTTCTCGCTTGAGAACTCGTAGAGCTTGCTATACAAGCCAATGGCACTCATAGCACCTTTCACAATCTCATAGCGTGGCTTGCGCTCGCCTAGCGTATTGAACAAGTCGTCCTTAGTGAGCACTTCTTCTACACCAAAGCTCTTGCCAACACCTGGAGGGCCTGTCACAATCATTGCACGAACATCGCCTGCTTTCACAGCCTTGGTCATGTCTGTAAGTACTTGGAAGCGAGCACGAGTCTTCTCAATGAGATCCTCATCGCTGATATGTGCTACAGCCGTATCGGCTACCTTTAACTGTACCAAACTGTTCTCTCCTACAGGGGCTTCGTCAATGTGCGACACCACGCGATATGCAGTAATGCCCTCGACCTTGACGCGAATCTTCTTGTAGGGATTGCGTCCGTTTTCAATCTCTTCACCAGCCAAGCAGGTAATTGCCTCGCCGTCAAAGTCCTTGACCATCTGCAGGCGCATGCCTGGGTAGATCATGTTCTTGCGGGCACCGTATGAACCCTCAACAATCTCAACTAGTGTAGCCATTTCTCGCTCCTTCTGTGTGTGTAAGTCTCTATTATATGACAAATAGGGGCTGTTGTCAACCCCTATCAATCATAACCCTTATGCTGCTAGGGTTTCTTCTTCAGCTTTCTCACGCAGGTACTCTGCCAAAGCGTCTGCCAGTAGCACATAGGTGTCGCTGTGATCTGCTACATACCAAAAGCCGTCCTTGCGCAGAATGTACTCGTATTCCTCGTATTGGTGGCAACGAACATAATTCTCGAAGTCTGCAAACATCCTCTGGCTAACGCCTGTCTCACCGCGATCGCGTCCGTAGAATGTAGTAGCACCCTGTGCCTGTGCTAGATCGTAGGCCAGCCTGGAACCCTCGTCAAAGTGCGGACTGAAGGGATGCTGTTCGCCAATGTTCTTGCCCAGTGAGCTAATGTCTCCCAAGTCCAACAACTCGCGTGTCTTAAAGGGATCCACATAGTGTTTATAGAGGATCATGCCGTTGTTTTCCAAGTAGCCGTCCCAGTGGCAATATACTTGCCCAACGGTACCGTCTGCGTACTCTAACGCAATAGTGCTTCGTGTTCCCATCTCGCGCTCCTTTGTGTGTGTAAGTCTCTATTATACGGTCAAACAGCTTCCCTGTCAACCGCTTCTGATAACCCGCCAAATACTCGGGACAATCTGTAGACCTTGCTCTTGGCTTCTACCATCGCTTCAGCAATGAAGTCCTCGGCAGTCCCGTCAGTAAGGATCTCTTTGGGGTCTTCGTATAAGCATCCGCCCAAGTAGGCACTGCCAAGCTCGAGTCCTTCAACCATAACGCGGACACGGAGCATAAACCAATCGAGGTTCCCGTGTTCGATGTTATGATTGATCTCTGCAATGTCGAATTGGGTGTCGTCGAAGCAATCCCGGGGATTGAGTTCTTCATAGGTCTTGTCCACGATGATGTCATAGCCGTCCCTTTCAAACTCTGCTAGCGTGTCGTAATAGCGCATGTTAGATCTCCGTTTCGTATTCGTAGAACTTAACTAGTGGATCGTACTTCTTGAGCTGACGAGCCGCTGTCATCAACTCTTTGTAGCGACGGTTGACTTCTGCACGGGGCAGTTCACCATCGCAGGTCAAGTTCTCTGGGCTCAGGGCCGCATCAATCATGTCTGCAACCTTTTGGCGCTCTGCGGCACTGTTGAGGCTGTACTGGGTACCGTTGAAGAATGAGTTCCAGTGATTCTTCTGCTTGAGGAAGTTTTCTAATGCTTTCATCGTTCGCTCCTTTGTTAACATGTCTCTATTATAAGGCCAAAACAGCAGCCTGTCAACCAAAGACCCTACAGGGCCTAGGGTTACATAGTCCAGTAAAGTTCTGAACTTGGATCACAGCTTCTAGGCGTGTCGTGTGCTATCTGAATGTCCTTGCCCGTCATCAAGTTGCGCACAGTCTTCATTGTGGGCACACACTCAAAGCGCCAGCCCTTGGTTGCAGGGTACAAGTCGTAGAGTTCGTTGCACTCCCGCTTCATGCCCTCAGCATCCCTGTCTGCCCAAACTGTAGTAGAGAACAGACGCTCGCCCGTTTTGGTGCGCTTGTCTGCTTTGTAGATGTATACAGTGTAATTCTGTTTCATATCAATCTCCTCTTGTGTCAGTGTTAAGAATGGGTTGCAACTCACGGCGGATTTCTACTTCACGCTTGTGAGCAGCCGCCTTGCCGCGGATGACTTCGTGTACAAGTACTTCGATCTCGCTCTTGTCGTTGAGGCCTCGTAGTGCTTCACAAAGCAGCCAGTTCTTGCCTTCTGTTTTGGCACGATAGAAGTGCTTGGCGGCACGTGCCAACACACTCTTGTTAATAGTAGTCTCTGTCTTAGCAGTGACGCCAATGTAGTTCAAGCCGTTGATTCGCAGTTCATATATGATATGATTGCGATCGGTACGCTTTTTACGAGTGGTGTTTGTCTGTGTCATGTATCAATTATAACGCCTTTTGGCTGAGATGTCAACCAAACGGATTTGACCCTACAGTGCATAGGGTTTCTCGTTCTAGATACATGCGATTGCGAGCTGCCCAAAACGTGTCCAAAATGCCACACTTTGGGCTACGCTGCGGCACTCTCCTTCTCCGCTGCGGGCTGCTGTTGCTGCTGCTGTTGGTGCCCGGAGCCGGAATCGAACCGGCACGCTCTGTTCGAGCGAGAGATTTTAAGTCTCTTGTGTCTACCTATTTCACCATCCGGGCTCGTGTTACGCTGCGCACTGCTGCTGTTTCTCTAGTTGCTGCTATTAATAGTGGCCAGTCCTACTGGATTCGAACCAGTGACCTACAGCTTAGAAGGCTGTTGCTCTATCCAACTGAGCTAAGGACTGCTTGTATGCTGCTGTTGTGGTGGGCCCCCCGTGAGTCGAACACGGCACCAACGGATTATGAGTCCGCTGCTCTAACCAACATGAGCTAGAGGCCCGTATACGCTGCTATGTTTGTTGATCCTGTTCGTGCTGCTTGACCATACGATATAAGGGTTCCATGCGTTCTTGAAATACTTGGGGAGCTTCTCTAGCTGCTGTCTGCATTTCCCAATCACTAGGATAGTGTCGCAGCATGTCTCGTGCCGTTTGTCTAACAAGTTTGGGTACTCTAGGTGTATGCTGTGAGTTACAAAGATCCAATAAGAATCTCCGGGTCTGCACTACAGCACGGTATCTTTCATCTGGTAATGTCATAGATTCTCTGCTCCTTGATAACGCTCGTTTCTTAAGCATACACGTAGTATAACACTATTTGCGGTGCATGTCAACCTTTCGACCTCTGGTATTGGCTATTTGATTACAGTGTTCTAGGAACTCTCTATACAGTATAGGATCCTGCTCAAAGATTGAGGCCAGGTGACCCAAGATGAATCCCTGTGTGTACAGCCGTGAATGTCTGGGATCATCGTGAACATTTAGTGCATCCACAGTGGTGCGTATGTGTTCTGCTATTGATTCAACTCGTTTACTGCTCAAGGTCGCTCCTAGTATAGCTATTTACTAGATACTCACGTATATACACATACACATACACATAGCGTATAGTCACTATACAGCAGCGGGGCCTATTGTGTATATACAGTAGACTACGGTTACATATAGTCTAAGGTCGCTGCTATACCACCGTGGATTTAGTGTGGATAAATACTGGCAGCACCGTTAGACCATGCTGTAAACTAGGCCGTTTGAGTCATTTGAAGGCTAGAATCACACAATTTTGCACTTTATTGCACTTTGATGAACCGTGGCATGTGAGGTATAGTTAAAATGGTTTCTGCTTCTCCCACCGTATCCCTACTATAATCAACTATAGAAAACTATAGAACACTATAATTCACTATATACGCATGACCCAGGAGCTCGCTTGCGCTCCCTATGCAGCGGGGCCTAGCTGTAAAACACCTTTTGAACTCCCCACCCCCTAGCGTACTCCTACAGCCCTTGACTGCCCCTACACGCTAGACTAACTCTGTGCATATACGTATATATGTACTTGAGTTGTCACTAGTCAATATGTACTCTGTGTATAGTGTGTTCATTGTGTGCTCTGTGTATATGCGTATGCTAGATCAGTCTTTGCACACGATCATACGCAGCGGGGCCTAGCTACAGTTTGGGTTTTTGATCTGATATATATATGTATATGCACTGGCGAACTCTAATACTTAATCATTGGCTGTATATAGCCCTATTGTTATGGACATCGTTGTGTGCGTTTGGTGCGGGCTTGGTCATAGGCTCGATTTGGATTCTTTTTATATGAGCGATCCAGACTTATACTGTTACAGTTTGTTTTATTTTATACCATATGATCCCGAGGACATCTGGAGTCTAGTACAGCGTCATCAGGGCAATATCGCTCCACAGGTAGGAGGTCACTATGACTTTTACATACACAGGGACTATGCTAGTATTTTAGTATTAGCTTTTCCTTTATTAAAGCGGCAACGTCAGAAAGATTTGTACATCTAATCCAGCTAATTTTTGCTTCGCGCACCGCTTCGCGGCTCTAGATCAAGCAGGCTCACGATAAATATCTAAAAGGATATCCCATGGCTCAGTTACCCATTCGCAGTCTTAGACTACGCAGTTATGCCACTCAAGATCTAGATAGACTCACCGGAGACAAGGGTGAGATATTCTATGACAGTCAACTACAGACGCTGAAAATCTACAATGGCGCAGGCTCAGCTGCCAGCACAGTCAAGGTGGGTGAGATCACGGTGGATAGACTGGTCAACGGCTCACGAAGTCTTGTACTGGCTGCAAATGGCGCACTGACAATATCGGGTGATATCCGCAGCGAAAACAACATCAACATTGAAATCAATCTAGCAGATTCCACGCTGCAAAGATGGCAGTTTGGGGAAGACGGCAGCTTGACATTCCCCGATGGCACTAGTCAAACCACTGCTTGGTTGGGTGCGGGCACACCCGTCTACACCAGTCTAATTGACAGCCTAGACAGCTCGGCAATCACTGTGACTCCTGCTGTGATATTCTCCAGTGATGTCGCCATAGAGAACGATCTCACTCTAAATACCGGCACAATCAACAGCGCAGAGGCCACATGGCGATTACAGGGCATTGACCTAACTCTGCCCGAATACGGCACTGTTACTGCCAAAACAGCCATAACCCTACAGGCCGAACAGGTTGCAGGGCCCGATGTTGCTGCTGCCAGCGGCCTGTATGCTGAAGTGTTTGCCCTGCTCTTTTCCTACTCTGATGTGGTAATTCGAGCCAACAACAACGGAGTGATCAAAGATTGGACCTTTGGTGCAAATGGCACACTGACTGCTCCGGGTAGTGTCAATGCACCCAATATCTTTACCAATCTAATTGACAGCGCAGACTCTAGTGCTATCACCGTGACTCCCAGTGTGTTATTCTCCAGCGATGTTACTGTAGAGCATGATCTAAGAGCCAACGGCAGCAGGGTGGTCACCATAGGCAGTCTGCAGTCTCTACTAGCAGACAGCCCGGACTTTGCTGATTTTAAATCTAGAGTGGCAGCTCTACTAAATAATTAACTATGAAAAAACTATTGCTCGTTTTCGCCCTTGTGTTACTACAGGGCTGTGCAGGCCTAACAGGATTGATCCCCAGCTTTTGGGATGACAATCAAAGTGCAAGAATTGTGTCAGTAAGATTGGATATAGAACGCTTGGACTGCAAGACTGCTCAACGGCCGCAAGTCGCCAAGATCCGTGATGATCTAGAGTGGTTTAGACTCTACTCAGAAAGCAAAGGTGGGCGTCAAGCTGATGTTATTGCACTAACCAAGCCCATGTCAGAGACAGTGGAAGATTGGTACAAGCGAGTTAGTCTAGAAGGGCACAAAGACAACCCAATCTATTGCGATCTTAAAAAGCGAGTATTAACAGAACAAAGCACCAGAGCCGCCAAGGCCGTACTAGGGAGATTCTGATGCTGTACAGGGTACATTTTGAAAATGCTGAGCAAGGCCCAGTAAATCTAGACTTTGAATTGGACAACAATGCCTTAGTTGATGTGTGGTTAGACTGTGTGCGAACACAGTTGGCAGCGCCTTGGAAAGTCAATCATTTACAGTGGCGCAGATGTTGGACCACAGACGAAACTCTAGCGGCAGCAAGAACAGATCTTGTAGCCAGCTGCGAGGAACTAGGCCTCGACCCTGCACTAGATATCAATGGCCTACATGCCCTGTTCACCAGCTACTATGAAAACGGTGGAGCACCCAATGAAGCATGGGATGGGCTCAATAGGCATGTTCACAAGATAGAAGAACAAGAGCGCAGTCTTGGTAACCCATTGTCCCAACGCACAGGTTTTGGCATGGTAATATCAGAACAAGACAGCCCTAGGGTAGAACAAAGACCTATACCCGAAGAACTTAGACATTATTGGGGTCATGTGCCCCGTAGCGGAGAGCTACTGTTAGGCTACTACACCCTGGGCAAGACCATAGCAGACTGTGTCAGAGACAATGATGTAGAATGTGTACGCTCCGGTGGAGTTAGACCACAAGAACAGATCAGCACAGAAACCATGTGTCTATGGAGCCCAACACCGTCATTTATCAAACAAGTATTGACTCTAGCACAGGTAACTCAGTGGGTCAAATACCACAATCTAGAACAGTATATAGATCTAAGTCTAACCAAGAATCGATATTTTGGTTCACCTAGACTGGGCAAATACATAGGCTCCTATATGCCAAATGATATCAACCAATATCTTGCTGGTGCAAACATAGTATCTGCAGAGCTAATCGATTAAATATACAATAGGATAAAACTATGTCACTACAAACACTTTATGAAATAGCAGGTCGTGATGATGCGCCCTGGGCTGCTACCCGTGCAGCCATGGTGATAGCCATCACAGAGCAGTATCAGGGTGGTGGGCTTGATCGTTCAGAGTACTTAGAAATGATGCAGGATCTAGTGAGAATGGATGCCCTAGATGCAGAAGCAAGTGATATCGAACTAAAGACCATGCTGGTGTCAGCGGTCTATGCAGTGACACAGGTGGTATAACAATGCGTATTAGTGAAGTAGTTGATCGTGTAGTAGATGAAGAGCCCGCAAGCCGCGCTCTATGTACATCAGGTAAGCCAGACTCGGCTCTGGGTGCTAGTCAACTTAGCAGTTGCAAGAGTCAGGGCTATCGTAGTCGTGACGGGGGCAAGAGCCACAAGATTGGTGGCGAACGTCAAAAGGTCAGAGGCAAAAAGATCAAGGGCAAGAAATACGGCGGCCCTTTACCAGACTGGAGCTAAAGGGTGTTGTCAACAAATGACAAGATCAACCCCGGGGATGCCATAATTGCACCCCCTAGAATGCAGGGCAGTAACTTTGCCAAGAGTGTAATTCTAATAACAACACAGCGCGGTGGAGGTCATTTTGGTCTTTGCCTTAACAAACCAAGCAATCATAGGCTCAGCGATCTATCACTAGAACTGGACTGTGATCTACCCGAAGACTACTCTTTATATTGGGGCGGCCCCGTAGGCACCCAGACCATATGGATGTTGCACAGCTCAGAGTGGAGCATAGACGCTACTCAAGAGATCAATACTCATTGGAGCATGACCAGTCACAAGAGCATGTTTCATCACCTAGCAGATAGAGACTGCCCCAATAATTTTATCATGACCTTTGGCTTCAGTGGTTGGGCCAAGGGTCAACTAGAACAAGAACTACTGGGACTACCCCCATACACAGTGGATTCAAGTTGGCTGACATGGCTCCAGCCCGACCAACACATACTAGAAGTTGCTTCAGACGAACTATGGCGTGTGAGCTGTGAACAAAGCAGCCATCAAGCAGTTAACACCTGGATGACCTAATGCGAGTAGAGGCCACTAGGCCCCAGGGTTGGCTCTGGGTTGATTGGTGGTTGCACAATCACTGTAGCTGGCAGTGTAGCTATTGTCCAGAACTGCTACGTACAGGCAGCATACCCTTGCCCTCCCTAACAGACTGTCAACGATTTGTAGACGAGCTAGTGGCTCGTGCTCAAAGCCTAGGTGTTAGGCCCCGTATCAAATTTACAGGGGGTGAACCTACAGAGTGGACCAGCCTAGATGACCTCGTGAGCTACGCACATGACCAAGGGGTAACCATAGGCCTTCGTACTAACGCCAATGTGGACAGAGATCGTTGGCAAGCACTTTGTCCTAGTCTAACAGATCTAGAACTAAATTATCACCCTGAACATGCCCATGCCAGCGTTTACATGTTAAACCTTGCTAGAGCCTTAGAACATGAGATCAATGTACGCTGTGTGTTCAATATGTTACCCACTCGCTTTGAAGAAACAGAAGAGCTACTGACCCGTATACGAAGCAAGTACCCTAGTGTCAGCATAGAGCGTAGAATGCTGTTTGAAGATCCTGCGGTCAATCATGCACCCATGCAGTACACAGAAAGCCAGCAGGTCAAGCTGGTTAGACAAAGCGGCGATATACGCATCACAGATAACTCGACGATTAGCTACACAGACTACCCTACTATGATCGCAGATAAATCTAATCGGTTCGAAGGCTTTCAGTGTAGCTCAGGGCAGGAGCAGTTTATAGTAGATGCCTGGGGTAGAGTGGCTCGTGGACACTGTCGTCAGGGTGGGCATTTAGGTAGTATAGGCGGCTCAATCAAATGGCCCACCGAATCTATAACATGCCGTAAACCCAGCTGTGACAATGCCTTTGATATACTGGCTACAAAGATCAGCGGGTGAAGTTATTAAACGAACGCTCTACCATCTTGGTGCGTTCAGCCTTGTTCTTAGCACCTAACACCACAATAATATACTGTTGACCCTCCTGTTCTAGGGCCATTGCCACACACCATCCGGCCTTGCTGGTTAGGCCTGTCTTGCTGAGTACAGCGTTATCATAGGCACCTAATAAGGGACTGTTGGTATTGTTGATCTGTATTTTAACAGGCCGTTTCTTACCAGGCACTTCAATCTCTGTATGCTTGATCACAGTGGTCCTACGCATATAGTCCTGCTTGAGAGCTTCGGTGACTAGAATAGCAATGTCGTGAGCTGAACTTATATTGTTGGGGCTAAGACCACTTGCATCTTCAAACTGTGTGCTCAACATGCCCATTCTACGAGCCCGTTCGTTCATTTCACGAATAAACTCTTCACGACCCCCGGGGTAGTCTCCTGCTAGTGTTTCTGCCGCTGAGTTGTCACTGCGAACTAGCATAGCAGTCATTAGTTCTCCACGAGTGTAACTGCGAGCAGGCAACACAGTTGACCAGCGTCGATTTAAGGGAACAGGACGCTCTAAAGCAAAGCCTGTGTCAAGAGCAACAAGGGCAGTCATTAGTTTGGTAATGCTGGCTAGGGCTCGTTGTTCTTGTGTGTTCTGTGAGATCAGGGCGTGGCCTGTAGTTGTGTTTAACAATAAGAGACTGGGCTCATTTCGAGCCCAGGCTGTGTTCACAACTAATAGAAGTGCTATTAGTATTTTCATCAATTATTTAATGATAATTCCTCAAACTCTCGACGCAGTTCTTCTTCTTGAAGTACACGGCGCAGGAGTTGTTCTACAAACTCGTTCAAGGTAAGATCCTGTTCGTGTGCCATTTTCATAAGTTCAAACATTTCGTCATTTTCTAGTTCTAATGGTACACTGACACGAGTATCGTAGTCCTCGCCCGCCTTGATAGCTAGACACTTTTGAATAAAGTCGTCGTCTGTTTCGAGATCAACATAGTCAACATCGTCCCAGGCCATATCTTTATTGACATCACGCTTGCGAGCTTCCTTCTTGGCTTTCTTTTGAAAGTCAGGATTGATCATGCGATAGGCGCGATTGTGAACATAGTCATGTGCCTGTACTTCATAGACAGTCTGAGTCTTGGTATCGAAGATCACAGTAAAGCTATGGCCATCCTGCTCACCGTTCCATGAGTCCAACATGTGAACATCTTTGCCGTAGCAATTCCAACCAAAGTCACTGCCCTCAGTAATCTTATAGTCTACAATTTCCATCCATTCTTTTAGGGTAATCATTTTGTTTCCTTTTCAAGTTTAGGTGCAATTTTTGCAAGTTCATCATCTGTGGCATAACGAACAGGAGGATTCAAATTCCAACTATCTGCAGAGAATATTCTAACAGGTTTCCAGTACTTGGATATGATATTGTTGACTGCAACAATGGCCGCAACAACAACTATAAAGCCTAGGGCTGTTAGAATACTTCCGGCCAAAAATACAGCCGCTTGATCCATGTCCATATTATTTGTTCATCATCAAGGCATTGAAGTTGCTAGGCACCACAATGGTCTGTACCCGGCCGTTCTTGATGCCTTCACTGATGTTCAACATGGCCTGTGCCTGCATAAATGCAATTGAGCTAGAGCTGTTGTTAGCCAATGCTGCCATACGACGGCTTTCGGCTTCGGCAGTCTTGACTTCAACTTCCTTCTGTTTCAATTCATTCTTGCTTCGAACCAATGCGTTAGCTGATTCAACGACTGAGTCTGCTGGCACAACATTACGAATCAACACTTGACTAATCATAATAGTACCGTCCAACTTTTCTTCTGCCAAGTTGCGAACGATTTCGTCCTGGATGAACTTTTCCATTTCACTACGCTTGTCAGCCATATCCAGTGCTTCGTACTTGCGAGCAGCCTTGTAGATAGCGTTGCGAGCATTTTGAACAATGTAGTTGTACATCACATAGGTATCACCTTTGAAGTCAGCGTGGAAGGCCTTGTTCTTAGTTGAATACAGTTCCGCCACCTGTTGTGGATTGATGTTATAGACAACCACAGCATCAAAGTCTTTCATTGTGCTATTGTCAGCGGCCACTGGAGTCATATCGTTCAGGGGAACATTGACATCCTTGATAGGAAATGTAAGCACATCACCGATTAGGGTTTGATTGAATGAGCCAGGCAAGAGTTCACCTGACTGAACCTGCTTGTCAAAACCAACTCGCACACCGACTTCGCCGGTTTCAATACGAGTACAACCTGTTGCCAACACGGCAGCAGCCAAAATAGAGAGAGTGAAAATACGCTTCATTGTGTGCCTTTAAAATAAAATAACGATAATGGTCATTACTAGAACAGCTAGTAATGCAACAAGTATACTATAGAACGCTGTCTTTGTCAATGACCACTGTTCTTTTCTTTCCATCTTTCGCCAAACAGTAATGCCAAAGTGAATCAGGATGGCAAAGATGGCAAATGCTAACCAAAGTCTAATCATAATTTCTCTCCGCAATGTGGACACAGTTTGGTATTGGCATTACGCATTTCTTTCAGTGTGCGGTTTAGTTTACGAGCATCAGCAGTAATCCTGCGTATAGATTTACGATCTCTATCGTGTTTGGCTTTGCCCAGCTCTTCTTTAAGGTGTATCTTCATTTTATTCAAACGACCTTCAAAGATTTCAATAAAGCCCGTTATGCCCGGGCTTTTGTCTAAGGGTGTACCACTCATATTACTTTGCCCAATCCTAACCAAATTAACTGTTCAAGTTCTGTTTGGTAGTCCCTGCCTTGTCGACGCTTGAGCCAAATGGTTTCTAGAATCTCTTTGCCATCGCCGTAGTCTGTGGCACCCGCTCCACGGCTTTCCAATTCTTCAATGAGGTCATCAGTTTCGAAGTCTGACAGATCAACATCAACTTCAACTTCTGTGTAAATTGTCTTAAACATCATGTTCCTTTCGTGCTTTACTATAATTAAACCAACCCAACACTTCTGCCGCAGGTCGCTTGGGTTCTTGAATAACCTTTGTGAGGTGCTCTTTCATAATGCGTTTGAGATAGGGATACACCGGGCCATCGCAGACCTTTAGATCCCATGCTCTAGTGTTAAACGCATTACTATAATACAGTCTAGCATAGTCTTGTTCAAGAGCTGTTTTCATCTCAGGCGTAGGATAAATGCCCGAAGCATACTCCATTGCCATGCACAGAGCCATCTTGTGTGGTATCACAACACCATTCCAATAGACAAGATACTCATCACACTTTTCAATATACAGTATGACTGGTTTAGGATCCAATAGGCTCCACGATTGTTCTGCTCTCATCAATAACTCCTAACTCGTTCTGGATGGTCGTGAATAAAACTGCTGTGCATATTATGAAATTGATCAAAGGTCTTGAGCCGGTCAGGATCAAAAGGCAATTGATAAGTGCTCAACCAAGTTTTGATTATGCTAATGCTTTGCTCAATGTTAAAGACCTGCATGACTGTTTCAAAGTGCTGATCTGCAACTTTAAACATGGCCTTGTAGCGTAGTCTTTTACCACTGTTGAGAACTGTCAACATCTCTTGGCCTGCACGATGAGCATAGTCTTCTGGACCTTTAAGCAACAACATAAGTCGCTGTTCTTCAGAAAGCATTGTTGTAGTCCTCATCTAGGGCGAACTCCCATTTGGCTACGGGATTGTTCTGCACAGCTTCTAGCAGGCCTCCCACAGGACGATAGCCGTAGGTCCAATACTTGACCACACGCTTGAGAGCATCTGGAGTCAAGGGCAGTTTCATACGCAGATTTCGTTCGCGGATGTCTCGGGCAGTTTGTTTGCCTAGTACCCAATTGTTGCCACAGGTGCCAATCTCACAGACTGTCATATCAAAGTTACTGATAACATCTTCTAGGCTAGTAAAGTATCTACGCTTGATCACCTGTATGGTCCAGGTCTTAGAGCTGTCGTTCTTACTCCAATAACTGAGTGTAGTTGCGTTCTCGCTTTCATATCTGCGAGACCAACGGCCAAACTCTTTGATGCGTTCAATAACAACTTCAGCCTGCGCCTGATTGGCACAGAACACATCGATGTCACTTTCACCCACAGGCTGACCCTGCCACCATCGCAAGGGCGCACCTCCAGCAATCCACGGACCTCGTTCAATGTCAGGCCAGATCAATGTAATAGGTTCGCTGTCTGCACGATGTACCGTGGGAAAGTCCACAACATCCACAGGCTGGTCATAGTTCGCAGTCTTTGTTTGAACAGTAAACTCTCCAAACAGTTCTTCAAGGGTGCTGAGTACATTAGGCATTAGCTGATCCTTCCATTTTTAATTGCTTTAAGTAGAGCATAAAGTTCTTTACTGTTCTCGGGGCAGATACGAGCAGTGATACCCCAATCGATATGCACTGCGACATCTTGCAGTGTCTTGGCCTTGAATCTTTTGTCCTTGCCAGAGATAGCAACATCCCAGGCAAACACCTGTCGATCCCAATAGCTTTGATGCCGCTTGCCTGGTTTGGCTTTACGGCATTCATAGACTCGGCCTGAGCTGTCAATGATGCGCCAACCCTTGTCCACCTTGGTCCAAGTCTTGTCGGCGGTAGCTTCTGCAATGTCAGACTTAAACTCGCGTTCCTTTTCCAAGGCCACAAGTCGGTTAGAGATCTGGGTCATGTCACGGGTAGTAAGACCCATAAGTTGACATTGTACAAGAATTCGTTCTTGTTTGTCGGATAGTTTTGCTCGTTCTCTTGCCATAGTACTTCTCAATATAACATAGGTTCTGCGGTGGATTGACCTTGTAAGGCCAGCATAATTTCTTGTTGTTCAGAATAGACTAGATTGTAGTCTTCCAATATGGTTCTACGAACATCCGCAGGCAGACTGCACCAAACTTCAACATTGTTATAGCTACCGTGACTTTCACGAGGAGCATGATCTAGTATCCATCCGCCTAGACTCTTACAGGCATTGATGGTATTACTAGGATGACTGCGGGCGATTGCGCTGTGAAAGTCGTTGGCTAACACAGAGGTAAAGAAGCTGCCGGGATTGAATCCGTGTACCAAATAGTTGTACATGGGATCAGCAAAGTCTTTGGGCACATCCCATTTAGCAAATGTGGCCAGCAATAGATTACGGCTGTAGTCGGTCAGTTTCATTGTTCTTTCTTTCTGCTAATTCTCTTTTACATTGATCAATGGCCCTGTCAAGCATAAGCATTGAAATTTCTTTTGGATCAATGCCAAAGTGTTGTAGAATTATTTCACGACCTTGTCCACGACTGATCATATCACGCAACATAGGATTTAATGCTATACAACATTCTCGAATAACGGCCTCAGCAAATCTTTGTTCAAACTCTTCGTCTGAAGCATAGCGTGTGGTGTTGTCAACTGTGATTAATCTAGCTTCTTCGACAAGCATTTTAATTCGTTCGTTCATTCTTCAACTCCGAAATATCTATTAACGCTATCTTGTATCTGTTTTGCTATTTGTTTCCACCCATCTTTAGCATTCTGAGCAATCCAATACTGTCTCCAATCATTGGTTAACTCATGAGCATAGCCTCTAGCCATACTTGAACCTTCCGGCGGAGTCCATGTCCCACTCCACATAGGAATGGCGCGATCTGCCTTCCATAGAAATTCGTGTGAGTTACAATCAGTCGTCATCATTCAACTCCGAAATATTTTTTGATAGCATTCATATGATAGTCTTCGTTGTAGCCACCGACATTTTTTACGGCCTGGATACATTCCTTAACAATCAACTCAGCGAACTTTTCAGGATCATCAATGGTATACTCGGGCCAAGTGTGCTGATTGCCGCTATTGTATTGACCTCCAGCCTGTGTCCAAAGTTGTCGAATTCGTTCGTTCATACCAGATCCTTTAACACTTGTGCAAATGAGTATGCTCGACCTGTAGTATAGACAATGTTAAAACTATCATTCTCAATGTAATACTTGTTCCGGTTGCAATTTACATACTCGCCTTTATCGTCGGTATATACTTGTCGCATCTGTGTAAAGGTACTATCCACAACACCGTCAAGCATAACTCGGGTGGTAATTTTACGCTTGTTCATTCTTCAACTCCGAAATGTTGTTTAATCTGTTCACCAATCATACGACCAGTCCAAGCAGGATGTTCTTCACAAGTCACTAACATTTCCCTAACAATCAACTGGGCGAACTTTTTGCAAAATTCATCAGGAATGTTCCAAGGACCAGAGGGCATGTCTTCAACAGCCTTATCAGCAAGTTCTAGAATTCGTTCGTTCATACAATTACTGGCCTTTCAGTTGCACGGTCGTCGTGAACTTTGTAGCTGTGATTTTTGCGAACCCAATCAGCAAACGATTGTGGATGTTCAGTGAACCAGGATTTGATATCTTTTTTGGTAATATCTTCTTCGCTGGTAAACACATAGATTTCGTAATGCCGATGGGCATTGAATTGAGCACGAAGCTTCAGTGATTGGATACTAAAGCTCATAGGTTTTTCAACCTTCTTGCTTTGTTTGATAGAATCAAATAAATGGCCTTTGGCCCAATTGTCAGGATGGTGTTCTGTGATTTCTTCAAAGAACTCTACACCATTCATGTCCCAACTTACGATGTAATAACGCATGTCTGCTCCTAGTGTGTCTGTGTACTACAATTATAACACCGAATTAGCAAAAGGTCAAGTCTCTGCGTGTTCTTCCGGCTCTTTGGCTGCTTCCAATATACGGATCAATTGATCCACTCCACCGTTGGTCATGGTCAATGTGGTGTAACCCATACGGAGAGTAATCATCCCGTCCTCTGTCTTGCCAATTTGGTAGACAGGAGCCTTTTCCATTGTGCTAGGAATTGGTGCTACATATCGTTCTTCAGCTGTTTGCATAAGTTCCTTGGCTGTGCGTCGACGAAAAAAATCAAAATCAAACATGTTATTCCCTACTCAATCTAGACCAAACTAAAAACTCTTTGAAAGCATTGTAGACTGTGGCAGCTTCCTTGTCATCTACAGGAATCTTTTCGCCTCGAACATAGAAGCCATCTTCGGCAACACGAAGCATCTCTGTGCCGCCGGTGATCATTGTGATGTTGTTTGGCTCGGCACCAACATCAAAGGTAAAGTTTGGCTCATCTGGTAGTTCAACTGCCCACCGATTCATTACATCCTGCAAGGGTTGAAAGTTATAACTACTCATTGTGCTAATCCTGAAATAAGAACTTCTCGTTCGTGCATGTAAGCCACGGGCTTGAGCCAACCATTGTTGATACATTCTGCAATGACCTGTTTGTATTGTGCGGGACATTGATTGCCAACCTCAAAACCTGCTCTAGGAGTAGACATAAAGCCGTCAATGATATGGAACCCTGGATGGTCTTGTTTGATAGTCTTGACTCGACTGTTGTGCATCTCTAACATCATTTGTGACTGTCCTTGATATTGGTAAAGAGTTCTTGTTTTTCCGTTTTGTATTTGGTCCAGCTGGCTTTAACTTGATCCCAAACACACCATTTGCCACACCAGATGAACAGCGCAATCATAGGGATAGCAACTAGATATGCGTCATAGGGGTTGGGTGCAAACACACCAGCACCTGCAAAGAACGCACCTATGATGAAACCTTTTTGCCAGATTTCCCATTTGCGCCATTGCCAAACAATAAAGTTCACAACTTCTTTCACAGTTTCTCTCCTCGAGCAAAGCCACGGAAGTTTTTGAATCGTGGAAAGCGCAATGACCAAACATCGTCGCTGTCTTGACTCTTGGTTGCCGCATCAGCACGGACTTCGATAACTTGTCCAATCATGGATTCTTTGTCTACCCAAAACTCGCCTCG